GGGGTACACAAAGAAACAAATCGATGAGATAATTAAGCTTGGTCAGATGGCAAACGATGCAGCCACTAAAGTCAAAACTTTAACCCAACTCTTTGATACTTTGAGAGAGGCACTTCAATCTGGATGGGCTCAAAGTTGGAGAATTATAGTTGGCGACTTTGGCGAAGCAAAAGAACTATTCACAGAAATAAGTGATATCTTTGGTGGAATGATCAATCAATCTTCCAAGGCTCGTAATGCAGTCCTATCGTCTGGATTATCCAGTGGATGGAATCAACTTCTAAACCAGGGTATTCCCGACGAGGAAGGCTATAAAGAATCTATCAATAAAATCACTAAAGCACATGGTAAGAGTCTAGATCAAATGATAGAGGCTCAGAAACTCCTTGCTATAGCTGATGGAAAGACGATAGACGATAGACAAGCTTTTACGAACGTGTTAAAAAGTGGTGTAATTACTTCGGATGATCTAGGTAAAGCATTAAGTGACCTTGCTGGTAAGACAAGAGGTCTCTCTGCCGATAAATTAAAAGATCTTGGATACACTAAGGATCAGATTGCGGCATTGGAAGCGCTTGATAAGGGTGTTAAAGAAGGCACAATATCTCTTAGCGAGTTTAGGGACAAGATGCTGATTAGTTCTGGTCGTGAAAATATAATACAAGCTCTTAGGAATGCGTTCGAAGGTCTTATGAGCGTTGTTAAACCAGTAAAAGAAGCATTTTCTGAGATCTTCCCTCCTGCAACTGGTGAACAATTATACGCTCTAACAGAGAGAATCAAAGAGTTCACCGCTAACTTCAAAATAGGAGACGAAACAGCGGCTAAACTAAAATCCACATTCAAGGGCGTTTTTGCTGTTGTCGATATAGGGATACAAGTCATCAAAGGATTTGTCTCTGGCGTGATTAATCTTATCTCATATTTCAGTCCTCTTGGCACTGGTCTTCTTGATGTGACGTCTTCTATTGGTAACTTTCTTACATATTTAGATGATGTTGTAAAGAAAACTAATTTCTTTGGATTAGCATTTAATGGGGTAGCAAACGCAATGAAATTTGTTGCCGATGTTGTTAGAAATTCAGCAACAGCCATAGGACAAGCATTTTCCGGACTTGGCAATGTTGACCTACATTTATTTGATGGGTTGGTGTTCGTTGCAGGAATGATAGGAAAAGCTTTCACTTCATTAAAGAATGCCATAGGTAAATCCTTAGATGATCTTGGATTTGATTCTATGCTTGATGTTCTTAACGGTGGATTAATTGCGGCTCTCCTTTTAGGTCTTAAAAAGTTGATGGTTACATTTAGTAATCTAGCTAAAAATGGACCAGGTTGGATTGGCGGGATAAGGGCTCTCTTAGATGGGGTTAAGGGTAGCCTTACAGCATTTCAGAACGATCTCAAAGCAAATACCTTGCTAAAGATTGCCGGGGCTATTGGCATATTGGCACTTAGCCTACTTGTACTGTCAACCATAGATCCTGTAAAATTGACTTCATCTCTTGCTGCGATAACTATAATGTTCGTTGAACTATTTGGTTCGATGGCCATATTTGAAAAGATTGCCGGCGATAAGGGATTCAAATCAATGGGTAGAGTATCACTTGCAATGATAGGTCTATCTACGGCCGTACTTCTCCTTTCGTTCGCTATGAAAAACCTTTCTGAGCTCGATTGGAATCAAATAGCCAAGGGACTCACAGCTATCGGCATATTAATGGCCGAATTAGTTGCGGTATCGATGGTACTTGAAAAGAACTCGGCTAAGATGGTAAAAGGATCTGTAGGCTTGATTCTCTTTGCCACATCAATAGTGATTCTTACGAACGCAGTTAAGGAATTAGGCAAACTGGATTTCGAAGTTCTTAAAAAGGGTTTAATTGGGGTAGGTGTTGTTTTAGCAGAATTGGTCTTGTTCATGAAACTTACAAATACCGACAAAATGGGAGTCACTAAGGGTCTTGGTATAATAGCCTTAGCGGCAGCTATAAATATAATGGCTATCGCTGTAAGCACCCTTGGTAATATGGATACCGAGAAACTAAAACAAGGACTTCTTGCTATAGGAATGGTCCTAGCAGAACTTGTATTATTTATACAACTCACAGGCAACCCAGCAAATGTTATATCCACAGCAATAGGCATGACCATACTCAGTTCCGCAATGATCATATTAGCGAAAGCTGTAAGTGCGTTTGGGGATATGGACTGGGAGAAACTTAAATTAGGATTAAAGGGAATGGGTGGAGCGTTACTCATTATTGTAGCAGCTATGTGGGCCTTACCACCAAATATGATAGGTTCTGCTGCGGCTTTACTAATAGTGTCAACAGCTCTTGTTGTTTTGTCAAATGCAATGCAAAATCTTGGAGGCATGGATTGGGAGCAAATGAAGTTAGGTTTAATTGGTCTAGCTGGTTCTCTAACCATCATTGCTGTAGCCATGGCTTTCATGACAACTGCTCTCCCTGGAGCAGCAGCTTTATTGATTGTCTCTGCCGCATTAATGTTGCTAACGCCCGTGTTAATAGCGTTAGGAGCAATGTCATTAACATCTATAGGTACAGGCCTCTTAGCGTTAGCCGGGGCATTTGCGGTTATCGGAGTGTCTGCATTGATATTAGCTCCACTAACACCAGTAATCCTAGCATTGGCTGCAGCTATAGCCATAATAGGCGTAGGTTGTCTAGCCGCTGGAGCAGGTTTATTAGCTCTTTCTGCTGGATTGGCGGCCATAGCAGTATCAGGAGTCGCTGGTGGAGCAGCTATCATAGCTATAGTTAAAGCACTACTTGACCTTATTCCTGTACTACTTGCAAAAATTGGGGAAGGTATAGTTGCGTTTGCTAAAGTTATTACGGACGGAGCACCTGCTATTGCTAATGCTATCGGAGCAGTTCTACTAGCTTTTATGCAGGTAATAGTAACGTCTATTCCAGCAATTGTAAATACAATATTGGTATTACTAGGCGCCCTATTAGACGCCATAGTAAAATTTGTGCCTAAGTTAGTTGATGCTGGTATGAAAATACTTATAGGGTTTCTTAAAGGTATTTCTGACAATATCCAACAGGTAGTTGAGACCGCTATATCAATAGTTGTTAATATACTCAAAGGTATTGCTAATAAATTACCAGATGTCATTCAAGCGGGCGTTGATCTAATTATTAGTTTCATTGATGGTTTGGCTGCGGCAGTTACAAATAACAAGGACCGAGCTATAACTTCCATGAACAATCTTATAGGTGCATTACTTGACGCAGCGGTTAGCGTATTAACAAATCCAATTACTGGCATCCTATCCATTGGTAAACAGATTATTACTGGTCTAATACAAGGCCTTGGTATGAATGTTGCCGATGTAACAAAGTCTGCACAGGACGTTGGCTCTAACATCTTGAACGCTATTAAAAGCTTCTTCAGGATCAAATCTCCATCGCGTTTAATGAGGGATGAAGTAGGTAATTACATAGTCCAGGGTATAGCCGAAGGCATAACGAAAGATATGAGTGCCGAAGAGGCAGCTACTAAGAAAGCCCAGAACATTATGAGTGCTTTTAAGGACGCACTGGATAAGATTGACCTATCATCTAGCACAACTGCGGTAGAGAATGAGCTATGGAATGCTCAGAACAGAGATACTGCTTCCGAATCTGAGAAGTTCGATAAGAACATTTCTAAGATCTCAAAGGACATAGAAGGCCAAAAGAAGAAGGTAGAAATTGCGGACGCAAAGTATAATACAATGCGTACTAAATTTGGTGGCGACAATAATGATACCAAACAAGCATATAAAGATTTTGTGTCGGAGCAATCTGCATTGGCTCAATTGTCTAATAAACTTACCGATACCCGTAAGGAAGAATCAGAAAGAATTGCTAAAGTAAAAGAGGATTTCATTAGGAATATGGAAGAAACAAGCGATTTAGAGTATCAATTATGGAATGCTCAAAATGGAAGCACTGCTTCTGATTTGGAGAAATCTAGTAGAGAATTAGCTCTTCTTACTAAGAAGTTAAATGCTCAGCAAGAGAAGCAAAACATTGCAGCTAATGATTATAATACAAAATTAAACACTCTTGGTAAATGTAATAGCGAGGTTACTAACGCTTATAAGACATTCTTACAAGAACAAGTGGCTACGAGCGCTTTACTTGGTCAATACCAGGAGGCAAATAAGGCAAATGCCGATAAACTCAATACCGCAAGGATTAATTACTACAATTATTTGACTAAGAACAACAAAATGTTACTTGATATGGGCATTAGTCAGGCGGAAATTGATGAAGCGGCAAGAAAAGATTCAGGTTATAATCCAGACTCTACGATTGCACAAACCATGAAGACAAATGTGGAAGGCGCTGTTACGGACGCAATGACTACGGTCACAACCGTCTATGAGCAGAAAGCAGATCAAACATTTGTTGGACTTGTTAGTTCGTTTGGCGAGTATGGCAAATCCTATGCTGAGTCACTTGGGACTGGCTTCTTAAATGCGTTTGACGTAGTTATGGACAGTATTAAAACAGCTCTTGACTCTTTAGAATCTGAACTGCAGAATCGTTTAAACAATCTAAGTTCGGAGATGAATAGAGTATCAGTTGCAAATGGAGGGTCAAACATTAGTCCGATTATCGACCTAACAAGTGCGTCTGCTAGGGCGAAAACCATTAGTGCTTCCACCTCTACCAATAAGGCACAGTCGATTGCCAAGACAAAATCGACCACTGACAAAACAAGTCAAAATGGAAGTACTTCTACTGCTGCGGAAAAATCTATTGTGTTTCAACAATACAATAATTCTCCTAAGGCTTTAGACCGGATAGATATTTATAGGCAAACACAAAGACTATTAGCGGGGAGGACAACCTAATGATCAAATCCGTAACAGTTACAAATTACTTAGGTGAGTCCATCACCCTTGAATTGGCCAACCCGGAGGAATCTGGGTTTGCTGTTCAAAAAATAGACGGTATCGGTCCTGTTAAAGCGAACATCAACACAACGTCTTCGGCAACTACGGACGGAGCATCGTATAACTCGGCAAGGACTAACTCACGTAACATTGTGATGTCTTTGAAATTCTTGTTCAAGCCAACAATAGAAGAAGTACGTCAGCAATCATACAAGTACTTCCCTGTTAAGAAGCAAATAAAATTATTATTCGAGACGGACACGCGTTCGTGCGAGATTTATGGATACGTGGAGGCAAACGAACCAGATATATTCAGTAGCTTCCAAACGACACAAATCTCAATCGTATGTCCAGATCCATATTTCTATTCGGTTGGTAAGACAACCACCATATTCTCTGGAGTTGAATCGTCGTTTGAGTTTGAGTTTGAAAATGATTCTTTAGTCGATAAGACTCTTGAATTCGGTAACATACTTAACCTTACGATGCAGAACATATACTATTCTGGAGATTCCGAAATCGGTGTAGTAATCACTATGCATGCATTCGGCGACGCAACGAACATCACAATATACAACACTGATACGTACGAGTTAATGAAGATAGACACAGCAAAACTATTAACTTTAACCGGATCAGGCGTTATTGCAGGCGACGATATAATTATCTCAACAGTACAAGGAGACAAGTACATCAAGCTTCTTAGGCATGGCGTCTACACTAATATTCTTAATTGTCTCGATAAGAATGTCGATTGGTTTCATCTTGTTAAAGGCGATAATGTATTTACTTATACGGCTGAGACTGGGGTAAATAATCTGCATTTTATGATTGAAAATCAAACAATATATGAGGGGGTTTAATATGGACTTATTAGTATTAGATACTAACTTAAAAGCTATTGGTGTATTGGATACTTTTGAGTCCCTCATATGGACTGATCGATACTCTAAATATGGAGATTTTGAGATCTATACACAAGTTAATCCAGAGGCTTTAGTAGCATTAACTGAGGACTACTTCCTTTATTTGAGAGGGTCCGAGCATGTTATGATTGTTGAGGAGCTGAAGATAAACACAGACGCTGAGAATGGTAATTACCTAACTGTTACTGGTAGATCTATGGAATCTATTCTTGATCGTAGGATTATCTGGGGGCAAACAACCCTTACAGGAAGTCTTCAAAATGGGATACAAAAGTTGTTAAATGAGAACATCATTGCACCTACAATAGTTGATAGGACTATAGATAACTTCATATTTGAGGCTTCTACTGACCCATTAATCACTTCGTTAACTATAGACGCTCAATATAGTGGAGAGGATTTATATGAGGCTATTCAGAAACTATGCGAGACTAATAATATTGGCTTCAAGATAATACTTACGGCTGATAATAAGCTCAAATTCAAACTATATGCGGGCGCCGATAGATCGTACGATCAAATAGCAAATCCATACACCGTGTTCTCTCCAAAATTTGGCAATCTTATCAATAGCAATTATACGGAGTCAAAAAAAGCACTTAAAACCATTACGCTTATTGGAGGAGAAGGTGAAGGATCAGCTCGTAAAACTGCCATAGCCGAGATACCATCTGGTGGAGGATCTGGATTATCCAGGAGGGAAAAGTTTACGGATGCCAAGGATGTTTCTTCGTCTGTAGACGGGGCAACCCTTACTCTACCAGTATATACGACACAACTCGTTCAAAAAGGATATGAGTCACTTGCTGAGAGCATGGCCACCAAGTCCTTTGATGGACAGGTAGAGACCACTAGTATGTATACGTACGGTGAGGACTTCTTCATGGGTGATATTATTCAAATAGCTAATGAGTACGGTCATGAGGCAAAAGCAAGAGTAGTTGAGCTGATTCATTCTCAAAGTTTGTCAGGTATAGATGTATATCCGACATTTATAAAAGTTTAAAGGAGGCCTTTATATGGCTGTAACATCTGGATTTTATAATTCAGTAAATGGTGATAGAAAATATAATGCTGACCAGTTCTCTACATTATTTGAGGGTATCATTAACGATGGCGTGTTTGCCTCTATTGGTACTTCGCTTGTGGTTACTGCTAATGCCGGAATGAACGTTAATGTCGGAGTGGGTAGAGCATGGTTTAACCTCACATGGACAGACAACGATTCGATATTACCTCTAGTGGTACCAGCGTCAGAGATGGTGTTAAATAGAATTGACGCTGTAGTAGTGGAGGTTAATACTACAGACGCAGTACGTTTGAACACAATTAAAGTTGTTAAAGGTATACCGGCATCAGTGCCAGTTAATCCGGTTATGGTAGAAACTGCTACCGTACATCAACACCCTTTATGCTATATTGCGGTTGGCGCTAGTGTAACAAATATTATCCAGGCAAATATCACAAACCTTGTAGGGACGGCAACCTGTCCATTTATTACTGGGATTCTAGAAACTATGACCATCGAGGGAGTAACCAGTTTATTGGAAGCCGAGTTTAATGCTTGGTTTGAGGATATTCAAGCCCAACTTGCAGGGGATGTAGCTGGTAATCTTCAAAATCAGATAAATGATATTAATAACGATCTTCCAGGTATAATATCTAATACTAGAACCGATTCATATTTATCTTTTTGTGCAAATGTGAATTCGACAAATTTGGATGCTGCATTTGGAAAATTAAATGAAACTGAAGTTGTAAATATAGGTAAACAGTTAGCTATGTACGCATGGTTTAAAGGTAAAGATAAAATGGCTAATCCGTATACAACGTTGTTAACTAAGAACACGTTATTGGATATATGCAACGATATAACACTTAGAGATCTGATGGCTACGGATTCGACATTCTTAGCTTTGATTCTGGCTAGTCCATATGCGACCTCAGTCGTATTCAATTTAACAAGACCTATAAGTGATGCTGCATGGAATACTATCTTATTTAGTGCGACGTTAAGACCTATGCTATTGGCTAATTATGCCGCTAGAACCGTTGTATTTAACGCTAATAGACCAGTCGTTGTATATGATAAGGGCGATCAGAAATTAACATTAACAAATGGGTATACTGCATATCAGGTTTACGGTACAACTCAGATCCTGGCTGATAGATTTAAAGTCATCTGGGGTAGTGGCAGCAACGGTGGTGGTGTATCAGTACGTACAACTCCAAAATTTGCGCTAACCGGGTTTAATAAGAAGGTGTACAATGTAGTTGAGAATATAATAAACAGCACACCGTCAACGCTTGGTCCTATTACGATCGATGACTCAACGTTAGCGACAGATATATGGTTTACAAACATGACCACATATCAAACCTTAGCTGTCGATAAGATTTCTCTATATTGTGCTTAGGAGGCCAAAATATGTTAACAATGGAACAAAGACTTGAACAGCAGTTAACCGCACAAGAACTTGTTTTGATAGAGCAGGGACAGAATCAAACGGATCAAGAACTGACTCTAATCGAACAAGGTCAAATGCAGACTGACTTGGAATTACAAATCATTGAGTTAGGAGGTGCCGTATGAGCAAGCTTGAAAAAATAAAGGATCGCTACGAGAAGGGCTTCATAACTCCTGAACAGTTGCAAAAATATGTTGACCTACAGGTGATTACCCCTGAGCAGTTCGCTGAAATAACAGTAGTACCGGAAGTAGTTGTAGTAGAGGCTCCGTTAGATGAGCCAACCAACTAAAATAGAGAGAAGGTTGACATAATGGATATGGCACCAATAATATCAACAGTACAAGACATAATGAAAGGGTCAAGTTCTCCTCTATTATCTGCTGCGATTATTTACGCGGCAAGAAGAATAAGTAAGGCTTACTCAGACAGTAAAAAGGATTGTGCTTGGCACAAGGAACAAACAATAACTCAAAACTTTGCTTTAGATGCTGTTCTTGACTACATACAAAGAGACGCAGTAAGGCATGACATAGAATTAAACGGGCGCTTTGCTCGTGCACGAAAACATATTGATGATAATATGGAAAAAATAGAGAAAGGAGTGAATTAATATGCCAAATAAGATGACAATAGCTTGGTTTCAGGCAGCATTAATACGTGCAATTAAGACTATGGCCCAAACAGCCCTAGGTTTGATTACCGTTGGTAGTGCTATGAACGATACTAATTGGGGTCGTACAGTATCCATCTGTCTAGTTGCTGGCGCATATTCCATGCTTACCAGTATAGTTACAGGGCTGCCAGAGACTGTTACGGACGGAGTATTGAAAGTGGATCCAAGCAATCCTGAGAAGGATGTTTACAAATTTGAGTTCAACGATGAGCTTGAGAACCTTGCTAAAAAGAAGACTGTTACATTTACGGTTGACCAAATATCAGACAAAGCCTAATCCCTCGCAATTAAAACACGCGCTATAATGAAAGAAAATTGAGAGGAGAAGGCGAAATGATATTTAAGCAAAAAAAGACAGACAGTTTGACGAAAGAAATGGAATCAATATTGACAAAGATGAAACAATTAGAACCGAACACAGAGGAATACACTGCGATGGCGAAGAACCTAGCTACACTTTACGATGCGCAAAGTAAAGTAAAAGATCGAAAGATTAGCTGGGATACAATAGCCACCGTAACAGGTAGTTTGTTAGGTATAATAATAATTGTTGCATATGAAGATGTTAATGTGATAACAAGTAAAGCAATGGGGTTTGTCTTAAAAGGGCGTGTGTAACAACACGCCTTCCCCTTTTCGTTTTGTTTACAGATGGTCTTATATTTTCCCTCGCATTCAAAACATTGCCTATAATAGAACTATATTATAGAAAGGAGATTATAAAAATGTTTATGAAATTTATGGAAACAAGAGAAGCAATGTATATTGGATTGCTATTATTGATACCCGTAATTATCGAAGGCGTTTTATGGATCAACAGAACAGAAGATGTAGAAGTACAAGAGGAAGCTTAGGCTTCTTTCTTTTTACATATTGGAGAGGAGGTTAATCAATGGTGAATTTCATATTCGGAGCAATAATTGGCATAGAGACAATATTACTCGTAGGATTAATTTGTATGTACAATGAGCAAAAGAAAGAATTAGAAGAACTAAAATCTAACAAAAAATAAAAATATGGAGGAATTACAAATGAAAACAGAAGATTTTAACAAGGTACTAGATGAACAGATTAAACGTTCTACGGATGTATTAGTACAGAAGGCTGTAGAATATGCAACAGACGATAGATTACATAACTTTAAGGTGGCTGCTGAATTACAAGGTTGTAGCACACGTTTTGCACTTGCTGGTATGATGGCTAAGCATACAGTATCGGTCTATGATATGTGTGCAAGTAACAAGGACTATTCGGTTGAGATGTGGAATGAGAAAATTACAGACCATATCAACTATCTATTACTTTTACGTGCGGTTGTGGACGAGGATCTAACAAAAATGAAATGTTGTTCCGGAGTCGGTGAAGAAAAAAGAGACTACATGAAAGAACTAACAAAATAGTCTCGCATAATATTCATGTCCTATAATAGAATAAAAATTATTAGGAGGATTATATTATGAACAAAAGTGAAAAAGCATTATTGATTACTATAGGTTTAGGAGTAATAAGTAGTTTGGCAATACTTGTAAAAGGTTATGGTCAAATGAGATATTACGATGGACGTATCAGTAAGTATAATGAATTGAAACCAGTTTTGGAAGGAATGCAAATGGTACTTAATAGTAAAAAGAAAAAAGAAGGATTGACTAATCAAGGACGTGAAGAGTTATTCTCAGAGGTAGAACGTATCATGGGAATAAGGAAAAACGAAGAAGCTTAGGCTTTCTTCTTTTCTTCCTCGCGGGGATTACATAGGTTATAATGAAACTAAATTATAGGAGGAACTAAAATGACTAATGGAGAACATAGTAAATGGTTAGGAAATGCATTACAAGCTATACCCTCATTAAACACTATAGGAGATTCTTTAAGACGTGCTAACGCAATTGCATGTTACAAGGAACTTCATAGTATTGGAGAAATAGATGACGCATCATACAAAAAGATATTAATCGAAATTATGAAATTGGAACGATTTGAAATTAGTTGAAAGGAGAAGCTTAGGCTTTCTTCTTTGCTCGCAGCAATTACTTAGCGTATAATGAAAAGAATAGAGTTTGATTGTAGAGGTAACTGTCTACAACAATAAAGCCTGAAAGAGTGGCAACTCGAAAACGGACGGTCTTAGGAAGTATAAAGTAATTGGGGCCGCGATAGTCAGTTCGACGCGACGACGGATTCTTTTTATTTGCCTCGCGAGTATTACTTAGCATATAATGAAAGATAAAATATTAGGAGGAATTTATAATGGATAAAACTAGTAAAGTAATAACAGTAGTAATAATGGTATTGGGCGTATATAGCACAGTTAAGATTATTGATACTGGTATGATGGCATTAGTAAGAGTAATAAAGGAACGTCAATATTTGAAGAAACAAAAAGATGGAAGCTTAGGCTTCTTCTTTTCGCTGTGATTACAAAGCAGTTTTATATTTTTCTTGAAAGGAGAAATTATCATGGATCTTAATAAGGAAGCGCGTATGGCGGATTTAATTGATATTCTATACGATGCTAGGAGTAAGTATTATTCCGGTGAAGACGAATCGCCTATTACTGATAGACAATACGATAGGTTCTTATCTGAACTATCAAGCCTGGAAGAAGATACGGGCGTAACCCTATATGAGTCGCCGACAACAAAAGTTGGATTTGAAGAGCTTCAAGATGGTAAGATAAGGCATTATATGTCTATTCTTTCGCTAAAGGATACCAAAAATATAGATGATTTGCTATATTTCCTAGGCGAACGAGAAGGTATATTATCATGGAAGCTCGATGGTATGTCCATTGTATTATATTACTTAGACGGTATATTACAAAGAGCTGTAAGTCGCGGAGATGGTCATTATGGTAAGGACATTACTAAGAATGTTATACTCATGCGTAATGTACCAAAAACCATAAATATGAAGTCTATGAAGGGCGAAGTAATTGTCCGTGGGGAAGGTTGTCTATCGATCAGTGAGTTTGCTCAAATTAAGAAGACTCAAGAAGGTGAAAGATTCAGTAATCCTCGTAACATGGTAGCAGGACTTATAAACGCTAGTAAAACGACGTCTATCTTATTAAGACATATATCTTTTGTTGCTCATTCTGTTGTATTACTCCAAGGATTACCTTGGCATACTACACAGAGAAGTGAAGAACTAGAGCATTTAAGGGATTTTGGATTCAATGTTGTACCATATTCTAAAGTGTTGAATTTTGAATTAAAACACCAAATACAGCATTATACGGACGGGGTTGAGAATTTCGAGTTCCCTGTGGATGGTCTTGTGTTATCTCTTAATGATATAGAATATGGCAACTCATTAGGTACTACGGCTAAGTTCCCCAAGCATAGTATGGCGTTTAAATGGCCGGATATATCAGCATTAACCACTGTAACCGGCATGAAATGGAGTGTAAGCGCAACAGGATTGATTACACCTGTAGTATTGTTTGAACCGTTAGCACTTGAGGGAACTATTGTCAAACAAGCAAATTTACACTCATTAAAGATATTTGAGGACCTGATGGTTGGAGTTGGTGATAAGTTAGATGTATTCAAAGCGAACAAAATAGTTCCAGAAGTTAAAGAGAATCTAACAAGATCTAACACAGAACAGTATCCACGTAAATGTCCATTTTGTGGTGAAGAAACCACAGTCGTGGAAAACGAGAAAACAAGGAAGTTGTATTGCTACAATTGTGCTGGCAGATAGGTCGCGAAAATTACACATGTTATAATGAAGAGTAAAATTTATTAGGAAGTCACGTTCGATTCGTGAACCACATACCCGTGGATTGGAGAAAGATTACCCTTCATTATTTTTATTTGAAAGGTGGGAATGCCATGTCAAAACAGAATTTTGTAGTTGTGAAAGAGTACAGAAAAAATAGGAAGAAGGAGATATTGGAGGAATTACTCGTTGGAACCGTGTTAGTAACAGGAGCATTTATCCTACGGTTGATTGCAAAGGATTAGTTAAATTCGCGAAAATTACACAGGTTATAATGAAAGAGATGTTAGCTCAGTTGGTAGAGCGATAGATGCGGAAATTATATGGAAGCACTAGATGTCGCAGGTTCGAATCCTGTACATTTCTTTTTATATTTTTCTTGAAAGGAGAAATATCATGTTTATAATGTGCTAGTATGACATGCAAACCACAGAAGATTAAATCTTGAAGGGAGTCACAAATGAAGAGTTTTAGTGAAGGAAATGGATTAACTCAAGCGGCAAAAAACCTCGGGGGTGTAATTTCCCAAAATAGTCCGACAATTCTCACCGGGATTGCTGTTGCTGGACTTTTAGGGACGGTTATATTTGCAGTTAAGGCAACGCCGAGGGCTTTATCAATTATGGACCAGGAGTTAGATGATCGAGGATATTACAACGATAGTCTACCAGATATGATATTGCCTGATTTGACGAAGATGGAAATTGTGAAGTTGACCTGGAAGTGTTATATTCCTACAGTGACGATGGGAGCAGTAACCATAGCATGTATCATTAGTGCTAATCAAATATCATTACGACGTAACGCTGCCTTAGCTAGCTTATATGGTATAACAGAAGCGGCATTCAAAGAATACAAGCATAAGGTAGTCGAGACTATTGGTAAGAATAAAGAATTAAAGGTCAGGGATGATATTTCTGCTGATCGTGTAAAAAGGGATCCAGCTAGTAAGAACGAGATTATATTCACAGGCAAGGGCAGTGTGACATGTTATGATAGCTTATCCGGACGATATTTCAAGAATGATATTGAGCAAATAAGACGTGTTGTAAATGATCTTAATCATTCATTAATGACAGACGGATTCATGACTGTGAATGAGTTATATTATGGGCTTGGATTGGCAGGAAATAAACTTGGTGATCAAATGGGCTGGGATCTTGACAAAGGATTAGTTGAAATATCTTTTAGCACTCAACTTACAGAAGAGGGCGAACCTTGCATAGTTCTGAATTATGAGGTCGTGCCAAAATTTATGAAATAGCTATACTTGCGACTAATTTAGCTCGCAAGAATTACATAGGCTATAATAGAAATAAAAATACTATATTGAAAAGGAGAAATCATCATGGACGAAAAGAAAAGTACCTTGGTTGAATTCATCAAAGGAAACAAAGGTAAAATCATTAAAGGAGCATTAATTGTTGTAGGCGTGGTAGCGGGGATTGTAATAATCAGAAAGCTATCTAGCGGAGGCGATGAACTACTGGATGCGATGGACACTTTGTCACCAGATGGGGCAATCATGGACGGATTTGGAAACCTTGGCGAAGTCGCTGAGAACGTAGTACAATAGAATAAAGCAGAGGCATTTAAGAAATTAAGTGTCTCTTCTTATTTTTGTCTAGGAGTGAGTGTATGAAAAGAACCTGTTATTATCAAGTTTACGAAATTATACTTGGATGTTTTATAGCGTTAGATATAATATTATTTATAATACTCATAATAGGATTATTTATGATGTCACATACGAAATAAGAAGGAGACAAAGCATGATAAAATACAAAAGCAAAGAGGAAAGACAGAGAAGGAGCATTCTAAACAGATTGTTAATGTTTCTATTATTTATTCTCGTGATAGCGACAATGGCAAGATGTGCCTTACATACGGATGTTGAGATTGTTACAAACGCAATACCAGTTGAGGCAAAATACATAGAAGCAGTGGCGCCTGTTACGGACGTACGTTACGAAGAACATGTCAAACTGCAATATGGATTCACAGAAAAAGAAATATATTTACTTGCTCAGTTATTATGCGGTAGTAAAGATGTATCTGGTGATGGAGAATATGATTTTGATTTTATGGAAGAAATTGATTATGCTGAGGTTGGGAAAGTACTTTGCGTTACAATGAATCGTGTTAATTCTAACAAATTTCCAGACACAGTTAAAGAAGTTGTGCTTAGCGATAATCAATTTAGCGTAATGCCTAAGAATCTTAAAAAAACACCATCAGAAAAAGCCTTAAAAGTTGTTAGAGAATGGTGTGGAGCATATGATCATTATGCCCCGGGTATTCAGTCAATACCAACAAATCATATATATTTCAATGGTAATGGTAAAACAAACACCACAAGGTCCTGATTTCGCGGGTAAAACACACTCTATAATAGAATCTAAATTTGAGAGGAGAATTATTATGAATAAAGCACTAAATGTGGTAAAGATAACAGGAGCAATAGTTATCTCAATAGGAGTAGGCGCGGTTGTAGGCAACCTTATTAAGGTAACAACCCCTGACAGTACAAAAAGAATAGGAAAAGTTTGTATTGCGGTGGGAAGTTTCTTTATAGCGGGGATGGCAGCATCAGCAGCAAGTACTAAATTTGAGAATACGATTGACCGAGTTGTTAAGACCGTAAGTGTGTGGACAGCAGATAATGAAAAGAAAAATGAAGGATTAGGGAAGGAAGCTTAGGCTTCTTTCTTTATTTTGGGTAAATAATATGTGGGTAAAAATGAAACCAGTTTGTGATTGTGGATTTGTATTTGATCATATTGATATAGGATACAGTATAGAGGAGTTTTATATCAATTCAAGGATGCCTTGTAAAAATGTTTGTTGTGATCCTAGAGTATGTCCACAATGCAAAAAAGAAATAGAAGGAATCAAATATCAAACGCCTATCTCAAAGAGTAATAGGTTTGAGTACGATGAACAAAAGTATAAGGAGGCTGAAAAATATGAAAACAAATAAGGCCTTTATTGTAAGCGTAGCTTTAGATGACGATGGCACTGGCGTATTAGTTGTCGGCGAGCAGAAAAATGGAAAAGTAGATGTAATAAATGCCTTCCAGGGCAAAGAAGCATGGGATCTGTTTAACAAATTAATTAAAGAAGGAGTCAATCATGAAAAATAACATAAAAGAAGCTGCTATTGTTACCGGTGCATGTATTATAGGAATATGGATTGGTTCATATTTTCAACAGAAAAAAGATGTAAAAGAAGCTAAAAAGGCTTTTGATAAATTGAAGATCGATGTTCTTGGTGAGGTAGATAGAGATTATCAACTAGATTATAAAAGACCAGAGACACCTGGAGAGGCTTATATTGAACCATGGGCAAAGGCGAAGTCTGATCTTGTAAAAGTAGCGGAGCACTTCCCCTCAACCGAAGTGTTATTTAATAAGAGAAGCGAAGCCGATCAAGTACTATCAAATCTTATAGATAATATCGTTGATTATGGAGAGTGTTCTATAAAAGATATGTATGATGAAGTTGGACATATATGCTATAGCCCCAGATTCACAAGTAGTAGATATGGGTGGAAAGATTTAAGTAGGGCTATGGTTAAGAGAGTCAAAGACGGATATACAATAGAATTTCCTACCCCTATGAAGTTGAAAGGAGAATAACATGGCCACCTTTGATATCACCAAAATTAAAAAAGAAGATCTTTTTGATCTCATAACAGAATATGATAATTATGTCTATAACGATGGAGAACCTTGGGATAAAGATCGTCAGCCAGTAGGTATTTTTGAATTTCATAATAATGAATATCAAGAATTAATTAAAATGACCCCAAAGAAAGTCACGGTTTGTTTAATGGATATAATTGAAAAAAATACAGATTTAGAACCAGTTAACTTTGACTGTGGTCATGTTCTTGGTACGACAGAGGGGTTCTTTCTTACTATGCCTGATGGCACAGAATTTGCTATTACTATTGCATCGAAAGGAGACTCATTATGAGAAAATATGGTATATTAGCATTCTTGTTTGATGTATTTATGTTTGTTATTACAAGTGGACTTTGGCTTATTTGGATATTCATAAGAGAAATGCGCAGACACTAAAATAGAGAGAGGAGGTTATACAATGAAGAATGACGATTCAGGAAAAGAATTATTGAAAGACAATTTTCCATCGAACTCGAAATTGACTCGTAAAGAGCCAATAAAAAAAGAAAGAATCGAAGACAAGAAAGTTGAGAAAGTTGTCACCGGATTAGTTAAAAAACAGAAACGATCGTTCTCTAAGAAACTTGCGGAGACCTTTCTCGAAGATGACACTAAAAGTGTTGGAGGTTATATATTTCATGATGTGTTAATACCTGCGGCTAAAGCCATGATAAGTGATATGGTTGGTGGCGGTATTGAGATGTTGCTCTTTGGTGAGCGTCGTGGACGTAACACTAGAAGAGATGGTAACCGCTCGTACACCAGTTATGGTTCATATTACCGTGACTCTGATAGGGATTCTAGAGGATCGAGAGATTCTGGTAGAGATAGGGACCGTGATTCTAGAGGATCGAGGGATATATCCAAGCAAGGTCGAGCTAGACATGATTTTGATGAAATTATATTAGAAACACGTGGCGAGGCCGAGGAAGTGTTATCTCAATTAGTTGATCTAACTATTGATTATCAAATGGCAAGTGTTGCGGATTTGTATGGATTGGTTGGTATTGATAGTAACTTTGCAGATGACAAATATGGTTGGTATGAGTTGCGCAGTGCTAGTGTTAGCCGAGTACGTGGTGGATATTTGATAAACCTTCCACGGACGCAACCATTAGATTAGGAGGCTAGTTATGTTTGGACCGTACGGTGGGTATATGGATGACATATTCCCACTTTTCTTTAAGAAATATCAAGGGAAACAAAAGGGCGTAATACATCAAGAGACTTGTCCAGAATGTGGTAAGACATTAGCAAACCTCTATTATCGTCAAGATAAATGGAAGTGTAAGAAATGTTGGGATAATTCGCCGATAATCATAACTATGCCTAAGAATCATGGAAGACAGGCATCGTTGAATAGTATTATTGCTGCTGAAGAATTAGCGTTTGAGAAGATGGTAGAAAACAAGGAGCATAGCAATGAAAAAGTGTAGATATATATTTGAAGATATATTCTTTATTATTGTATTATGTGCTCCTTGGTGTTTACTAGAGTTGTTTAATGTTCCGGAAAGCATAATGATTCATATTGCAAGGAGGGATACTGATGCTTAGGATTGGTGTTGTTGGCTATAGCCCAATGGTCACGAAGAACCACATATTAGAGTTGATCATGGAAATGGAGAACGCAGAGCTTACAGTAGTATGTAAGAAAGTTGGTCGTGCGGTTGTATTTGTTAATAAAATAACGGGCACAAAAGCAAGGGATCTCTATGAGATTCTAAAGGGTGAAGAAAATGGGACAACATAAACACAATCCAAATGTTGCACTTGCTAAGGAGGGTAAGCTCCCTCCTAAAATTCCGGAGATGAGTCAGAAGCAAAAGGACTTATTAGCACAAGAGGAACTATATAATATTATCCAAGACAGAATTCTGAAAGGATATACTAATAGACGTATACTTAGAGGGAGGAACTAATGACAAATAAAGAGGCTTATGAGAAGGCGGTTGGAATGTCTATCGACCCAATCTTCTTTATCGTTAAGAATATTGATCCATATGAGGAATTCGATCCTATACATGATAAATTACGTTTAAAGCCAATTGTTAGTCGCAAAGGTGATTGGTTAATATATCATTCCTACGATTTCAAGTTTGAATGTTATGTGCTGAAAGGAGAAAGATAATGGGTATATTAAGAATTGTAATTGACACATCTGGGCCTAGAGTTGATGCTCAGACATTCGCTTATGTTATTGATAGTATAGAAGATCTTGATAATGAGCGCATACGCGAAGGTCTTACAAAAGCGGTAGAGCGCTATATGGAGCAAAAAGATGGCGAGCATACATATTTTGAACCTAGGGAATCACTGCTAAACCCTTACGGTCAATATGCAGCGGACTTCGCTAAGAACCACGGTATAAGCATAGCAGAGGCATATACACACCCAACAGTTCAGGCAAGATATGAGTACTACAACCGAACAGGTAAATAAAAAATATTAATCTCTTGAAAGGAGAATATACTAATGAGTATGAAAGAATGGGCAAAGAGTGAAGTAAAAATAGCATGTGCAAGAGAGGTAAAAGCAGCTAAGGTTGATGGTCATCCAGAGGACGCTGGATATGGGGTTGCTTGTTATAGGAGTGCAATGAAAGCATTCAATTCCCTTATGAAAGACGGTCATAGTGGCTATAGTATTGGGTTTACAAAGAATATCCTTATGGCTTTGATTGACGGTAAGCCTTTAACACCAATCGAGGATACTGATGATATTTGGAATGATGTATCATGCGATAAAAACGGAGTTACAAATTATCAGTGTAAGCGAATGAGTTCCCTATTCAAGGATGTTTATCCAGATGGAACTGTTAAATATAATGATGTAAATTCAGTGATTAAAGTCGACACTAGCAATGGTAGCACCTGGTCTAGTGGCTTAATATTGCAAGGCATTTATTAAAAAATTAGGAAAAGAGGAATAGATATGGATATTATCATAAGGACCAAACAAGAGGTTGATGTGTCCGTAATTGCTGACCAGATTCATAGTTCTTTGGTTGGTGAGATTGACTATGTTCATTCAAATGTGTTCTTAAATGTTAATCCGAAAGAGCAGAATATAACATTATTCTTTGATGCTGATTCAATGGTTAACAAGGGAGTTATTGAGGGAACAACAAATACTGCTCTTAAGTTATTAAAGGACTATTTATAATGTGCGAAGGAAGAACTGGTCCGTTTGGAGAAAACCCACATAATATGTGCTTGTATTATGTGGAGGGCATTAATCGGTTTGTTGGTGAGATGGGGGAGATAGTGGACAATATACACAAATATGTTACTCCATCTCAGATAATGTTATTCAAAAGTAAAAAAGAATGTATGGCTTTTATAGACGCTAGCACACATTCATATATCATTGAGTTGATTTATCCTGACCCATATGAGAATAGGGAGGACATATAATGAAGATTATTAAGTGGCTACGTGTGATATTCACAATAATAAGTGTTGAGAAATGTTATTTTGTAAGAGATTTCAACGGCCAGGCGGCATATGGAGAGTGTAATGGCTCAGGTATAGCAGATGAGGAAGAGAATCCTATATGTAAGAAATGTCCTCATTTCACAACAAGTAAATATCTATTTTAAAGGAGTGTACAAATGAAAATTATTAAAGCGGGTTATGAGATTATAGATGTATTGGATGGAGATGCCATCTTAAAGAAGATTGAATTATGTGGCAGAGTTTGTTATAAGTCGGAAGAAAAAATAGATGACGAGTCGAGTAAGAAGTTCGTTGAGGATATAATCAAAAGAGGTCACGAGTCTGTATTGGAGCATGTAAGCTTCACCATCAGATTTATTGTGGATAGAGGAGTGTCTCATGAATTAGTACGTCATCGTATTGCTTCATTCTCACAGGAGTCAACAAGGTATTGCAATTACGGTCATGAAAATGAGGTTACGTTTATAAAGCCAATGTTCTGGGAAGAGATCAGAAAAAAGAATACCGAGCAATATGATACATGGTTATCTAGCTGTAAGTATTCGGAAGTTTCATATCTAGGGCTAATCAATAATGGTAGTACAGCACAGGAAGCACGTTCAGTCTTACCTAATAGTTTGAAAACTGAAGTTATTATGACTGCTAATTTGCGTGAGTGGCGTCATTTCTTTAAATTAAGAACACCTATTGCTGCTCACCCTCAAATGCGTGAAGTAACAATACCATTACTTAGGGAATTACAAGGTATTATTCCTGTAATATTTGACGATATCCGAATATACACACCGTATAAGGAGGCAGTCAAATGAGTAAATCATATTGGCATTGTCCTATATGTAAAGGTAATTTTGATTATGGCGAGAACTGTGATTGTGGAGATGCGGCGCCTATAATAGGTGTAGATCTAAGTCCAGAGGTAGGTAGTTCAAATTTTGACATCGGAAACAAAGAAGAAAATGAAAAGGAAATAGCTTTCCGGTCTCTTATGGTCGCTGTTGAAAATATGAAGATAGCCTTTGACCGGTCTCTTCCAGCGATAGTAGCAAGTATGGAAACTTTCGATAAAGCTATGCTTGTGTTCGAGGAAGCGAGGAAAAACGATGAGTGCAATAAACAAAAAGCCAGAATTACAAGATAGGGTAAGACATAAGGAAGCTAATATATCAGGAACTGTGATAGCGAAATATAATGGTGGATTTAGTAAGATCTTACCTATACTTGATGTGCTAGATACGGAAGACAAGGTACATTATGGAATTCCGGCTTACAATTGGGAAGTTATAAAGGAGGAACCAGATGTTAAATAAAGTAGAACATTTATTGGTTTGTCTATCGGAAGAAGCATCAGAGGTTCAAAGGAAATAGCAAAAGGTCTTAGATTTGGACTTAATAACTCATGGGAAGGGAATCCGACACCAGCGGAAAAGATATTTAATGAGTTCTCCGATATGATTTCGGTATTTGAAATGCTTCGAAATGAAGGAGTATTTTCAAATGTCGATACAAGAAGATCGTGCATCCCTCATAAGAAGTATAAAGTTAACAAATTTATGGATTATGCAAGGAGTATTGGTACACTAGAAAAGGAGGATAACAATGAATAATATTAATATAATTGCTGTTGGTAGCGGTATATCCAACATTAAACAATATATAGACTCCCTCCGTGATAACAACATACCTGTATGCGAAGAACTTTTAAAAATAGAGGATGGTCAGAAAATTGGTAATAAGTTGTTCTTTTGGGTATGTCCTGTATGTGGAAATAACAATGACCCAATGACTATATGCGCTTGTGGTAATAAGGATTATGATATGAATCATATGTGGATTGCGCCTAGATCGTCTATGACAGAAGATATGAGACGCTCTGTATTAGTCGCTATAAATTCTGTTTACGGATTACCAAATAGTAAAAATGTTGACGAGTTCACAGCCGAACTTGATTATGATGGATATGAACCATATCTTTTTAGCTGGGATAAAAGGGAGTATAAAAATGGATCCAAATAATGTAAAATATGCAATAACACCTAAAACAATAACAATAATGTGTGGTCTACCTAGAAGTGGAAAGAGTACCTGGGTATGTCAACATAAGACTAACGACATCATTGTGTCTGCTGATGATATGCGATTATTGGTTTATAATAAGGAATATTGGAGTGAAGGCGAGCCATTAATGTGGAGTATTAGGGAAATACTTTTACGAATGTTAATGCAGCAAGGAGCGAATATTATAGTCGATGAAACAAACACTATGAAAGAGAGAAGAAGACCTATTATAAAAATGGCTCAGAAATATGGTTATCAAATAATATGCGTGTTCATCAATAGTTCTGCATCCTATAAATGTAAGGAGAGGGCTATAGCGGAAGGAAAAGAATATTTAACGCCTATCATAGATAGAATGAACGACCAATTTGAGAAGCCAACAAAAGAAGAGGGCTTTGACGAGGTGATAATAATATGAGCGATTTAAAGGATAGAGAACCAGAAATGCAAGATGAAGTAAAGCACAAAAGTAAGAATTCGGATAAAACAGGTATTGTGATTGCTAAATACCCGCTTTCGAATGGTAATATAGTTCTAGATATTCGCCTTACAGAGGAAAAGATATACTATTCATCGCCCATTGGGAACTGGGAAGTTACAAAAGCATGTGACGAATAGCAATTCGCGGTAAATACAGAGTCTATAATGAGGAGACGATTAGTTTTGTTGCGTGAATACACCAGTATAGGGTGACAGTAGCGGAAACAAAGTATCGTCTTCTCATATTTTTTATTTCTTGAAAGGAGATAAACTAATGGATGAAAACCAAAAGAAGAAGTTATTGTACGTCGGAGGAGCACTACTTGTAATAATCTGGTTTTACAATAAAGGTCGTAATGATGAGCTTATAAAAATTTGTAATAAGGCAACATTTGTAGTATTGAAAACACGTTTCGAAAAATAATTAAAATAAAAAGGGGACAAGGGTTATGAAAATAGCAAATGTATTGAGTAATGTAACGAAAGATCTTTCTAAAATTACTGGCCGTACCGGTCTAGTAATGCAAAAAAACAGTCCTGAAATCTTATTAGTGGTTGGTGTAGCTGGGACAGTTGTATCCGCTGTATTGGCTTGTCGTGCAACTCTTAAAGTTGAAGAGGTTCTTGACAACCACAAAGCGAAAGCTGAAAAAATTAACGATTGTTGGGAAAAGGTTAAAGAGGGAGATATTTCTCTTGACGAATATTCCGAAAATGATCATAGAAAAGATTTAACAGTAACATATGTACAGACAAGTGTTGAATTTGTTAAGCTTTACGGTCCAGCCATTACGCTTGGTATAGCGTCTATTGCTTGTATTATTGGCGCACACGGTATCATGAAAACACGTAACGTTGCACTTATGGCTGCTTATAAGGCTGTTGAAGAAAGTTTTAATGCATATCGTAAACGTGTTGTAGAGGAACATGGCGAGCAAGCAGACTACATGTATAAAAACGGTCTACGAAGCGAAGTTGTTACAGAAAATGAAGTTGATGAAGACGGGAAAGTACGTAAAGTTAAGAAAACAAACATGATTAAAGATCCAGGCGTACCAAGTTTGTATGCTAGATTTTATGATGAGTCATGTACTCAATGGTCTAAGAACGCGGAATATAATCTAATGTTCCTAAGAAGTCAACAAAGTTACCATAATGAGATGCTTAAGGTTCGTGGGCACGTGTTCCTAAACGAGGTATATGATGCACTTGGTATTCCAAGAACTAAACCAGGGTCGGTTGTTGGTTGGGTGTTTGGCGAGGGTGATAGTTTCATAGATTTCGGTATATTTGACGGAGATAGAGAACGCGCTAGAGCATTTGTCAACGGCAACGAACGCAATATATTACTTGACTTCAATGTTGATGGTGTTATTAACGATCTCATCTAACATAAAGAGATATTAGGAGGGGCCATGCTACAGAAGAATCAAATGATTTTATACTTCTGGTGGGACGAAGAAAATAACATGTTTTATGACGAATGTGGTCAACTTGTTATTAATATTTTTGAAATGGTAACTCCTAATGATCTTTTGTTATTTAAAAAGGATCATGGGTATTGCTTGTTTCCACACCGGGAGACTAAGGGCATATTATGTGAGTTCGTCACTGATGATGACATGAAAGATATTTTGTATTATTATGAAAGTAAAAAACTCTCTTGAAAGGAGAATGTATATGAAAGTAAAAATTGGAGATGTTATATTTAATAGTGAAGATCAGCCTATTATGCTAATTCTTGATGAAAAAGAAAGAGGATTTATTACTAACATGGGCGATCAGAATAATTTTTGATTCCGAAGAGAAGAAACTTATATCTGATATGGACCCAAATCAATTTTCGTTTTGTAGTTTTCCTGAAGATTATAGTATAAAGAAAATTCATGTATTCATGAATGATATAGGCGATGAAAAATAAATAATCTCTTGAAAGGAGAATGAATATGAAATCAGTAATCACCAAAATTGCTATATTTGCCATTGGAGTTGGAGTTGGTGTATTAGCAGTTAAGAAATATTACAAAGATCTTGCCGAGGACGAAATTGAGAGTGTTAAAGAGCACTATGGTAAGAATAAAAGGTTTGAACCTAAAGACTCTACTGCTTGCGCTGAATCCAAAAAGATGAAAGAAGATCCAGATACAATAGATAGAAAAAAGAAGAGGAACGTAACAAATCCTCTTACTAGGTCTTCTGCAGATGAAAACGATTATAAAAAAGCAAAAAAAAACTATAATTCAATGAGCTTGCATCCTGTAGATGAGGAAGAAATGAACCCACCTAACACGGATAAAACACAACCATATTTGATTGATAGCGAGGAATTTGCTGATACTTTTGACAACCACGAGAAAGTCTGCTTGTATTATTACAGGATAGACGATGTTCTAACAGAAGAAAATGAAGAGGTCTTAATGGACCGTGAGAACGTCGTTGGTTTCGAGGCTATCAAAGAACTTGATATTGAGCCGACCGTATGGGTACGTAATGAAAGGTTAGATATTGATTATGAGATTATGGCCTTAAACAAATCATATCAAGAAACTGTGCATGGAATAGATATGGAAGACAATCTAAGTCCACGTGAAAGATATATGAAAAAGGGTAAAGGGAAGGAAAATTTAGATGAGTAAATATTTTGATTTCTTATGTGATATTACGGGGAAGACAAACAAGTACGATATGTTGCTTGGTAAATTACATCGGATAGAGTTTTATTCTCTAATACCCAATGATGATAATAGAGGTGCTGATGGACAGCAATTACGTGAAACTTTCATTTCTGAGATGGGGCCACAAGCCCTTTCTCCATGCGAAGATGGACCCTGCACTGTTCTCGAAATGCTTATTGGTTTATCGTTTAGGCTCGAGTTCGAGACCGCACAAAGTCGTTGGGAAAAGACTCCTAGCGAGTGGTTTTGGATATTAATTGATAATTTGGAACTCACTTGGTGTGACAATAATGAGTTTCTAGATATGACAGAAGTGTCACAAATCGATGAAAAAGTGTCACAAATGCTCGAAAGGACGTACGAAAGTGACGGAAATGGTGGATTATTTCCCCTAAAAAAAACAAAAAAAGACCAAAGACGCGTTGAAGTGTGGTATCAAATGAGTGAATATATGCTCGAAAACTACCCAATTTAGACAGAATTTATATCAAAAAAGGCCCATTGTTACACTTTTTCGTAACATTGTTACACTTTTAAATACGGAAACGTAACAGAAAAATGCCAAAAAACGCTAAAAAAACGGGTGTTTTGGGCCATTTTGACTATTTTGTTACATTGTTACATTTATTCTCTTATATTAGTATGAGAAAAAAGAGTATATATAGAGCTCTACTGTAAAAAAAAGTGTAACATGTAACAAACCGACAAAAAGTACGTGAAAGGAGGACGCCCGTGGATTTCTATCACATCACAGAAGAAACGAGCAAAAAAGGAACTCTTCAAATATATCCCGACTTCAAAGCTTGTCGATCTAAAGATTTGATGATTCGCGGGAGATCATTTTATGCGATATGGGATAACAACAAACAAATGTGGTCAACCGACGAGTATGATGTTCAGCGATTAGTTGATGAAGAACTAAATGAATACAAAAGTGAAAGGCAGAAAGCTTTCTCAGGCCCTATAGAAATAAAACGAATGATAAGTATGTCTTCAAATATGTGGAAGAACTATAGAGCTTTTATTAGAGAGATGTCTGATAATTCACATCAATTGGACGATCATATTGCATTTGCAAATACTGAAGTAAAAAAAAGCGATTATGTTAGTCACAGATTACCATATTCTTTGAAGGAAGGAAAAATAGATGCGTATGACGAACTCATCGGAACCTTGTATGAACCAGAAGAAAGGACAAAACTCGAATGGGCTATCGGAGCTATCATCTCAGGAGACGCAAAGAACATTCAAAAATTTATTGTCTTGTACGGAGAAGCTGGTACAGGCAAATCTACCATTCTTAACATTATCCAAAGTCTCTTTCAAGGATACTATACAACGTTCGAGGCAAAGGCTTTAACAAGCGCCAGTAATGTATTTTCCACAGAAGTTTTTAGAGGCAACCCATTAGTTGCAATTCAACATGATGGAGACCTTTCAAGAATAGAGGATAATACAAAACTAAACTCAATAATATCTCATGAAGAAATGACAATGCATGAAAAATTTAAACCAGCATATATGGCACGATCAAATGCGTTTCTATTTATGGGTACAAACAAACCAGTTAAGATAACTGATGCTAAATCCGGAATTATAAGAAGACTTATAGATGTCAGACCAAGCAATAATAAGATACCAACAAAGAGATATCACACTTTAATTAGTCAGATAGATTTTGAATTGGGCTCTATTGCTTGGCACTGTCTTCAAGTATATCAAGAAAAAGGTAAAAATTATTATGCCGGTTATCGCCCATTAGAGATGATATTTCAAACAGATGTATTCTTTAACTTTGTTGAGGCAAACTATCATATATTCAAAGAACAAGATGGAGTAAGTCTAGCCCAAGCATATGAAATATATAAAGCTTATTGCGACGAAGCTCTTATTGAGTTTAAAATGCCTCGCCATAAATTTAGGGAAGAACTTAAGTCATATTTTGAGAAGTTTCTTGACATGACAAGAGTCGATGGTAAGCAGATCCGTAGTTATTATATGGGTTTCCTTTCTGAGAAGTTTGCTATATCAGAAACACCAAAAGAGGAAACGCCATATTCACTAGTGCTTGACGATCCAAATTCGATACTTGACGAGGAGTTAACCGATTGCCCTGCGCAGTATGCTACGGCAAAAGAAACGCCTAAGGGTAAATGGGATGAGACTACTACAACTCTGTCCGATATCAACACTAGGGAAACTCATTATGTTAAACCGCCATTAAATCATATAGTCATTGATTTTGATTTAAAAGATATTAGTGGTGAAAAGTCCATGCAGTTAAATCTTGAAGCCGCAAGTAAATGGCCAACTACATATGCCGAGTTTAGTAAAAGTGGAGCGGGGATTCATCTTCATTATAATTATGACGGCGATGCTCGCAAACTTAGTAGAGTATATTCAGAAGGTATTGAAATTAAAGTATTTGTTGGGCAAGCATCTTTGAGGAGGAGACTATCCAAATGCAACAATTCACCAATAGCCACAATAAGTAGTGGCTTGCCTTTGAAAGGAGATAAGAGCGTGATCAACTTCGAAGCTGTTAAAAGTGAGAAGGGATTAAGAGATATTATTTCTCGAAATCTTAGAAAAGAAATTCACCCAGGCACCAAACCAAGTATAGACTTCATTTATAAAATACTAGATGAAGCTTATATATCAGGGATGCCATATGATGTTAAAGATATGCGTCCTAGAGTATTAGCATTCGCAAACAATTCCTCTCATCAAGCAGATTACTGTATTAAGTTGGTAAGTAAAATGCAATTTACATCTGACGAGAGCAGTGCATCTGTTGATGATGTTAAAAATGAAGACCTTATATTCTATGATGTTGAGGTTTTCCCAAATTTGTTTGTTGTTGTATGGAAAAAAAAAGGCGGTAATAAAGTTAAGATGATTAATCCATCGGCAAGTGAGATTGAGGAGCTTTTTAAATTAAAGTTAATAGGTTTCAATTGTCGTAGGTATGATAATCATATACTGTATGCCCGATATATAGGGTACGATAACAAACAGTTATATGAGCTTAGTCAAAAGATAATAAAAGGAAGTCGTAACTGTATGTTTGGTGAAGCATACAATATTTCTTACACCGACGTATACGACTTTGCTTGTGTGCAAAATAAAATGGGCCTAAAAAAATGGGAGATAAAACTTGGAATTCATCATCAAGAATTAGGTCTTCCATGGGACGAAGATGTACCCGAAGCGTTATGGGGTACAGTTGCAGATTATTGCGGAAACGATGTTGACGCGACAGAAGCCACATTTGATCATTTAGCAGGCGACTGGGCCGCAAGACAAATCTTAGCAGAGTTGAGTGGACTATCCGTAAATGATACAACCAATCAACATTCTATCAAGATAGTGTTTGGTAATGATAAGAAGCCCCAATCTAGTTTCAATTATCCAGACTTAAGTAAACGATTTATTGGTTATAAATTTGAAAATGGGGTTAGTACATATCGTGGAGTAAAGACTGGCGAGGGTGGATATGTATTTGCCAAACCCGGTATGTATTCTAATGTTGCCGTGCTTGACGTCGCGTCTATGCATCCAACAACCATTGAAGCAGAACAAATGTTTGGCCGCTATACTAAGAACTACAGCGATCTAAAGGCTGGTCGCCTAGCGATCAAACGTAAAGACTTTGATACATTGAAAACTTTATTAAATGGACGTCTAATACCTTTTATAGAAAATGCTCTTAGTGATAATCCGAGATTTACATTGAAAGATGTATCTAATGGATTGAAGACTGCGCTTAACTCTGCATATGGATTAACATCGGCTAGTTTCGAAAATCCGTTTAAGGATCCTAGAAATATAGACAATGTTGTTGCTAAACGTGGTGCTTTGTTTATGGTCGACTTGAAAGAGGCGGTAAATAACCAAGGGTTTGATGTTGTTCACATTAAGACCGACTCTATCAAAATTCCAGATGCAACCCCTGAAATAATACAATTTGTCATGAACTTTGGAAAGGAATATGGTTATGATTTCGAACATGAAGAGACATATAGCCGATTCTGTCTAGTTAACGATGCGGTATACATTGCAAAAGTTGGATGGACCCCAGATGGAAAACATATTGGAGAATGGACAGCTACAGGGGCGCAGTTCGCGCAACCATACGTATTCAAAACACTATTCTCTCATGAACCAATTGAATTTGAGGATATGTTAGAAGTAAAATCGGTAACTTCAGCTTTATATCTTGACATGAATGAAACCTCGGAAAATCATGACTATCATTTCATTGGTAGGGTTGGAGCATTCTGTCCAGTTAGACCTGGTTGTGGTGGCGGACTTCTTATGAGAGAAAAAGAGGGTAAGTACTACGCAGCAACGGGTAGCAAAGGATATAGATGGTTGGAAGCAGAGATGATAATTGAACTTGAGAAAAAAGAGGAATTAGATTTAGACTATTATAATAACATGGTTGATGCCGCGGTTGAAGACATTTCTAAATATGGAGACTTCGAGTGGTTTATATCGGATACTATAAAGAATGACTCAAAAGATGAACCAATTGGATTTAATGACACTCCCCCATGGGTGATGGCTTGTGGAAGAAACGATTGTCTTGGGTGTCCCGATTGGAGTATTAGCGCAGAGACTGGAATGGAATGTAAAGCTGGATATGATGCACTACCATTTTAAAAATTGAGAGGAGAAATACAAATGATAGTAAAAAGTAATATATCAATTGAAAATGCGCATATAGCGTTTCGTAATTTTAGTGGAAAAGAGGGTAAGTTTAACCCTGCAGGAAGACGTAATTTCTGCGTGTTCTTAGAAGGCGAGTTAGCAGAACAACTGATAAACGATGGATGGAACGTTAGATGGTTAGAGCCAAAAGACGATCAAGATGATCCACAAGCATATATGCAAGTATCTGTTAGTTTTGAAAATGTACCTCCAAAAATAATAATCATGACAAGCAGAGGCAAATCAATTCTTGATGATGAGTCTGTATCCCTTTTGGATTGGGCTGAAATAGAAGAGGTTGATCTTATACTTCGTCCGTATAATTGGGAAGTTAGTGGAAAGAGCGGAGTAAAGGCCTATGTGAAGTCAATGTATGTTGTCATTGCAGAGGATGAGTTTGAGCGCAAATATAGAGATATTCCAGATAGTGCAGTAGAGACCATAGGCGGTTGTCTGAACTGCGATGCTTGCGATGGTAGTTGTAAGTCACACGACGAATAATTTCATGGCGGATGTGCTATCGACCTAACGGGCATTCTTTAAAGGAGGTGACTCAAATACATGGCAATCGATTTATATGAACATCAGCGAGATGCTGTTGAAAAAATAGATAATGGAAATATACTAGTAGGCGGAGTCGGCTCTGGAAAATCTCGAACTGCTCTCGCCTACTATTTTACCAAAGTCTGTGAAGGGAAAATAAAAACCAATGAAGTAGGTGGATATTCGCCTATGAAAAGACCGAAGGATTTATATATCATAACCACAGCTAGAAAACGTGACACCTTAGATTGGGAGAAAGAATGTATACCCTTTCTTTTATCAACAAAAAGGGAACTTAGTATTGGCGGCGTTGGCGTCTTTGTTGATTCATGGAATAACATAAGTAAATATGCTAATGTTAAAAATGCGTTCTTTATTTTTGATGAGCAGCGTGTAGTAGGTAATGGAACATGGGTTAAATCATTTATAAAAGCTACACAGAACAACGAATGGATTTTGTTAAGTGCCACTCCAGGAGACACATGGATGGATTATATTCCTGTATTCATAGCTAATGGCTGGTATAAAAATAGAACTGAATTTATTAGACGCCACGTTGTATATAACAACTTCTCTAAATATCCTAAGATCGATCATTATGTGGATGTGGGCAGACTTATTAAACTTCGAGAAGCAGTTATTGTTAATATGAGTTATAAGAAAAGAACCATTGCTCATGATAAGAATGTTCCTGTAGAATTTGATAGAGAACTGTTTGAGAAAGTGCTAATCAAAAGATGGCACATCTATGAAGAGAGGCCCATTAAAGATGTTGGTGAACTTTGCTACACAATGAGAAAAGTAGTTAATAGTGATCCAAGCAGACTCAAAGCAATAACAGAACTTGTTAGTAAACACCCAAAGGTTATCATATTCTATAATTTTAATTATGAAAGGGATTTATTATTAAAGTTGGGTGAAGATTTAGGAATCACAACAAAACAATGGAACGGTCATAGACATGAACCTATACCGGACACAGATCAATGGATATATATTGTCCAGTATACCGCAGGAGCAGAGGGATGGAACTGCATAGAAACTAATGCTATAATATTCTTCTCTCAAAATTACTCATATAAATCCACAACCCAAGCCGCTGGTCGTATTGATAGATTAAATACCCCGTTTGTTGATTTGTTTTATTATTATCTTAGATCAACATCATACATCGACTTGGCGATACAGAAAGCGTTTAATAATAAAAAAGATTTTAATGAGTATCGTTTTATGGCTGCCTAACCGGCCTCGCGTCAAAAACATAGCCTCTAATAGAAGAGGAGTAGAAAATGCCTTTTCTATTTTTTGAAAAAGGAGGCCGTCACATGTTAGAAAGCGCATTTCAGTCGGAATTAATACAAGAATTAAAACAAATATTTCCTGGATGTTATGTTATTAAGAATGATGCAAACTATATTCAGGGATTTCCTGATTTAACAATACTGTACAAAAATATGTGGGCGGTCTTAGAATGTAAAAAAAGTCTTCGTGAGCCATATAGACCAAATCAAGAATATTATATTGAAAAACTTGATGATATGTCTTTCAGTTCTATGATTTGTCCCGAAAATAAAGAGGCGGTGTTATATGAACTTCAACACACATTTAGGCCTAGAAGGGCATCATGCTTTTCTGAGCGCTAGCAAATACCATTGGATTAATTATGATGAAGAAAAATTATTTTCAACTTATTCCAAATTTAGAGCAATTCAAAGAGGCACAGATCTCCATGACCTTGCTTGTAGACTTATAAATCTTGGCGTTAAACTGCCAAAAACAAATAAAACTCTAAACCTATATGTAAATGATGCTATAGGTTATAAGATGAAATGTGAGCAAATTTTATATTATTCGGATAACTGTTTTGGAACAGCAGATGCCATATCTTTTAGAAAAAATATTCTTCGAATTCATGATTTAAAAAATGGAGATACCCAGGCGTCCATCAAACAACTCTTAGTTTATACCGCTATATTCTGTTTAGAGTATAAAATTAAACCTATTGACATTGATATAGAACTTCGTATATATCAGTATGATGAGGCTTTTATTTATATTCCTGAACCAGAAGAAATATTTAACATTATGGATACTATAATTGATTTTGATAAGAAGATTGAACAATTAAAAACAAGGGGGTAAATGTTCATGAGCGATGAATTAAAACATTATGGAATGGCTCGCCGTTCTGGGCGTTACCCTTGGGGAAGTGGCGGGGAACCATATCAAAGAGCTGTAGGTTGGCGTGGTCATATTCAAGCACTCCGTGATCAAGGATTAAGCGCTACAGAAATTGCTAAATTTGAAGGAATAAAGACAAGTCAACTGAGAGCAAGAAACTCTATAACTAAAGATGATGGTAGAGCAGAAAATAGAACAGTGGCTATGAGATATAAAGATAAGGGATATTCTAATATGGAAATTGCTCGTCGCATGAGCTCTCCAAATAAAACATGGAATGAATCCTCTGTAAGAAGTCTCATAGACCCAATCCTTGCTGAGAGAGCGGCAATTACAAAAGCCACAGCTAGTATGCTGAAAGAAAGTGTTGATGAAAAAAGATTTATAGATATTGGTGCTGGCGTTGCCAATCACCTTGGAGTAAGTCCTACTAAGTTAAACACTGCTGTTGCCGAATTACAAGAGCAAGGATATAAGGTGCATAAGGTAAACGTTCCGCAAATAGGTATACCTGGGCAGTTTACGATAGTTAAAGTTTTAGGTACACCAGATACAGAGTGGAAAGATATAGTTAAACCTGGAGATTTTGATAAAATAAAGAGCATTACTGCTTCTTCTGATGACTTTGGTAGATCTTATCATTCAGATTTAGGTTTAAAACCAATACAGAGCGTTGATTCAAAAAGAATCATGGTTCGCTATGCCAAAGATGGTGGTAGCGATAAAGATGGGGTTATGGAGCTTCGCAAAGGCGTCGAAGATCTAGATCTTGGTGGAGCTAAATATGCTCAAGTTCGTATTGGTGTTGATGGTACTCATTTCCTAAAAGGAATGGCTATTTATAGTGATAACATGCCAAAAGGTGTTGATGTTATATTTAACACTAATAAATCGGATACGGGTAACAAGCTTGATGCTATGAAAAAAATGAAAGAAGTTCCTGATGATACTGGTAAAAAAATAATTGATCCGGATAATCCTTTTGGCGCAACTATAAAACCAGGAGGACAGAGAGGCTCTATTAATATTGTTAATGAAGAGGGTGATTGGGAGCATTGGTCTAAAACGATCTCGTCTCAAATACTTTCAAAACAAACAGTGCCATTAGCAAAAACTCAACTCGATTTGGCTTTGAAACACAAACAAGAAGAATATGATGAAATCATGGCACTCACAAATCCTGTTGTTAAAAAACAACTTCTTCTTGCATTTTCTGATGATTGCGATTCATCTGCAGTTCATCTTAAAGCCGCAGCCTTACCGAGACAAGCATCTAAAGTTCTTCTTCCTATTCCAGGGCTTAAAATGAATGAGGTTTATGCACCGACATATAAAGATGGAGAAGCCGTAGTTCTTATTCGTCATCCTCATGGAGGAACTTTTGAAATACCCCAATTAATAGTAAACAATAAGAACAAATCGGCAAAAGATGTTATGGGTAATGCTCCGGATGCCATTGGTATTCATCCAAAGGTTGCTCAAAAAATGTCTGGAGCAGACTTCGATGGAGATGCCGTCATAGTTATACCAAACAATAGAGGATATATAAAGACTTCTGCATCACTTAAAGGTCTTGAAAACTTTGATCCTATTGAATTATACCGTATTCCAGAAGGTTCCAATATACCACCTATCAAACCAAAAACTAAGCAAACCAAAATGGGAGAAGCCTCTAATCTAATTACAGATATGACCATTAAAGGTGCCACTATTGACGAGCTCGCTAGGGCTGTTAGGCATTCAATGGTTGTAATAGACTCAGAGAAGCATAACCTTGATTATAGGCGATCATATATTGATCATGGGATAGCTGCTCTAAGTGAAAGATATCAAAATGGTAAACGTGGTGGCGCATCTACTCTAGTATCTAAAGCATCTTCTGAGAAGAGAGTCTTAGACAGAAAACCAAGAAGCGCTAAAGATGGTGGACCAATAGACCGCATTACTGGTGAGAAAGTTTATACTCCTACCGGGGTGTCGTATGTAAATAAAAAAGGCACATTGATAGAGAAGAAGAATAAATCTACAAAGATGGCAGAAGTATCTGACGCCTTTGAACTATCATCAGGCCGCCCCATAGAAGAGGTATATGCCGCTTATGCTAATAATTTAAAGGGTCTTGGTAATAAATCAAGAGCTAATGCATTATCCACAATACCAACCCCATATAGCCCATCCGCAAAGAAGGCTTATGAGACAGAAGTTGCCACTCTAACAGCTCACTTAAACATTGCGCTTATGAACAAACCAATTGAGAGACAAGCACAGATTCTTGCTACATCTGTTGTTAATAGGAAGCTTCAAGCCAATCCTAACATGGATGCCGATGATCTTAAGAAGGTACGTAACCAAGCATTAGCAGAAGCAAGAACACGCACAGGAGCGCATAAGAATCAAGTTGAGATCTCAGATAAAGAATGGGCCGCTATTCAAGCAGGTGCTGTTAGTCCATCAAGATTAACTCAGATTCTACAGAACACTAATCTTGATAGAGTTAAAGAGTTGGCTACACCTAGAACTACAACATCTATTGCTAAAGCTCGTGTCACTCGTGCACGATCCATGCTTGACTTAGGCTACACACAAGCAGAAGTCGCAGAAGCTTTAGGCATCTCAACCGCTGGATTATCAAAAGCATTAACTTAGTCGAAAGGAGAAAAACTAATGAGATCTGTAATGTTAACAACTATTGATAATCCGTTTTCTCCTTTCGATCAGTTTGATGATTGGAAAAAGTTTGATGAGATCAATGGATATTATTCATGTGCATACTTGGCAAGAATAGTTAAAACAAGTGATGAGTTATCAGAAGCCGATGAAGACTTGGCTATCGAACAAGCTATTGATGAAATTGTTAACTTAAATATTTTAGGAATCTATAAAAAAGTTACAATGTCTTCTGAATAAATAAAAAATAAATTATTTAACACTAGGGGGGAGGTCTCGCACCACATACCCCCCGCCCATATCGCCTGACTCTTTTATTTTTCCCCGCGGGAGCATTTTTGGGAATGTTTCCGGTTCTATGGGCCGTGAAGGGACCAACCAAACACAATTACAAGGAGGAATTTACAATGTCAAACAACAGAGGGCACAGAAATTCAAACAATCCAGTGGATGAGAAGGCTAACATCAAGTTAGATGACGCTCAACTGCCAACTAACCCAGAGGGTGCAGAAGATCAAAAGGGTTTAGAGAATCCTGAAACACCAACAAATCCTGAAACACCAACAAATCCTGAAACACCAACAAATCCTGAAACACCAACAAATCCTGAAACACCAACAAATGAGGATGGCGAAAAGGGATCAGCATCTAATCCACCAATACCAGAGGATACAGAAGACAAAACGGATAACGACTCGGATGACGAGCTTGGTGGAGAACCTACTACTGTGTATGTGGTTACATCTAACAAGGTTAATGTTCGCAAAGGTCCTAATAAAGATTACTCTATATTAGATGTTCTTTCTAAAGGATTCGAGTTAAAGATAAGGTCCATAACCGATGACGGTCAATGGGGCCTAATCTATACCACAACGGATATTGTTGGATATATCATGATGGAGTTCATCGAAGAGGTTTAAAAATTCTTACATAAATTTTAGAGAGACTTATATAAGGATTAAAGGTCAGTATTAATTTCTCCGAAGTGGTGAGTCGGGGCTCCTTTCAAGGACTTTTAATCCTTACATAAGTCTCTCTAAAATATCATAAACTAGTTTTGAAAGGAGGTCTTTAGTGTTGGGAAATACATATGACCATACGCCAAAGACACAAAAAAGAAGACCTCCTGGAACCACTCCAGAGGCAATAGAGAATCGGATGATATCACTAGCAATTCAAGTTGCAGAGAAGCAGATGCGAGAAGGAACGGCAAGCTCTCAGGTAATATCACACTTTTTAAAATTAGGTTCCACTAAAGAACGAGAAGAGAAAGAAATTCTTGTTCTACAAAAGGAACTCATAAAAGCAAAGACAGAATCAATTCAGTCCGGCAAGAGAGTCGAAGAACTCTACACTAATGCGTTGAACGCTATGAAAACCTATTCTGGAAATAGAAGAGGCGATGACGATGATTAAATCTTATAGAGACCTACGTCGTCTTTACACATTCGAAGAACGATTCAACTATCTAAAAATAGGTGGAACTATTGGGCGATCAACTTTTGGCGCCGATAGATATCTCAATCAAGTATTATATAATTCACGGGAATGGAAATTCGTTCGTCGTGATGTAATAGTTCGTGATGAGGGATGCGACCTTGGGATCGAGGATAGAGAAATTTATGATAGAATAATAGTACATCATATAAATCCAATAACTATTGACGATATTGAGTATGGAGCAGATTGTGTTTTTGATCTGGACAATCTTATATGTTCTACCCATAACACACATAACGCAATTCACTTTGGAGATTCTTCGTTATTAACACAACTACCAAAAGAACGTCGGAAGGGGGATACTAATTTATGGAACTTACAATACTAAATAGCATTAAGAAACTTCTTGGTATTGAACCAGAATATACGCACTTTGATATGGATGTAACAATTCATATAAATTCGGCTCTAAGAAGGTTGACCCAACTTGGCGTTGGACCCACAGAAGGTTTCAGAATCGACAATGCAACAGAATGGGCGAATTATATAGGAGATGCGATTGACATGGAGTGGGTGAAAGATTACATATATCTAAAAACTCGTCTTATATTTGACCCTCCACAGACCGGTTTCCTAGTTGATGCAATAAAATCTCAAATTGCAGAATTAGAATGGTGTATTAATTCCCAAGCAGAAACTCAAAGTTAATAGAAAGAAGGAGGTAACATGCATGGCCGATAAATCAAAATCAATTAAAAATGCGACGGATAAAGAGCTTGACGATTTAATCATCAGACTGCGTAGAGAAAGTGAAGCCCAAGATTTAATTGGCAGTCTTAAACGTAAGAGCATGCCAATAAATTCTTTTGGTAATTCTGTTTCTTATGATCGTCCAGAAGTTAGCACCGAAGAAGCAATTGAAAATCTTTATCATGACGGAGCCGATAAAGTATTATCGCACTTCGGAATCCCAGGAATGAAATGGGGTAAAAGGAGTTCTGGTGGTAATAAACCTGGTAAGAAAAAGAAGAAACTACCTATAGCAGATGATTATACTGCTGCTAGGGAAGCAAAAGCAAAAGGATATAAACATCTGACCAATCAAGAACTCAAATCCCTTAATACTAGGTTACAACTAGAAAAATCGCTGAGAGAACTAAAAGTTAGTGATTATTCAAAAGGCTTAGATGCTGTTAAGGCTGTTACTGCAGCAGGAACAACACTTGCCGCGCTTTATGCTCTTGGTAGTACTCCATTTGGACAAGCTGTCAAGAAAGCAGTAACGGGCGCTGTAACACAAAAGGTATAATGTATGGGACTGTCGAACACAGCAACGCCTAAGTATTATGCTCAATTTAGAGAAGACGTAATGCTGGGCAATATTCCGGTATGTAAAGAAATCTCGATGGAAATGAATCGTATAGATGATCTCATAGCAAACAAAGGAATATATTACGACGAGGATGCTGTTGAGGGGTTTATTGAATATTGTGAATGCGAGCTTACTCTTACTGATGGGGCTGATTTGGTACTATTAGATAGTTTTAAACTTTGGGCCGAACAAATTTTTGGATGGTATTACTATATCGAAAGAAGCGTATATGATCCTGGTGAAGACGGCCACGGTGGTAAATATGTTCGTAAAAGTATTAAAACTAGACTAATTCGTAAACAATATTTAATTGTTGCCCGTGGTGGAGCTAAATCGATTTATGGTTCATGTGTTCAGAACTATTTTCTAAATGTAGATACGTCCACAAATCATCAAATAACTACTGCCCCAACAATGAAACAGGCGGATGAGGTTATGTCGCCAGTTCGAACCGCCATTACACGTTCTCGTGGACCCTTGTTTCAATTCTTAACAGAGGGATCAATGCAAAATACTACTGGGTCTAAAGCTAAAAGATTGAAGCTAGCATCTACAAAGAAAGGTATCGAAAATTTCTTGACTGGTTCTATTCTTGAGATTCGGCCAATGAGTATTGATAAACTTCAAGGACTTAGACCTAAGGTATCGACCGTAGATGAATGGTTATCCGGTGATATTAGAGAAGATGTTGTAGGAGCAATAGAACAAGGAGCCTCCAAGTTAGATGATTATTTAATAATAGCAATGAGTTCTGAAGGAACAGTTCGTAATAGTTCTGGTGATACAATTAAAATGGAGCTAATGAATATCCTTAGAGGAGACTATATAAACCCTCACGTTTCTATTTGGTATTATCGACTTGACGATGTAACAGAAGTCAATGACCCATCAATGTGGGTTAAAGCCAATCCTAATATTGGTAAAACCGTTAGTTATGAAACTTATCAATTGGATGTAGAGCGTGCTGAGAATGCTCCGGCTACAAGGAATGATATATTAGCCAAAAGATTCGGCATTCCAATGGAAGGTTATACATATTTCTTCACTTATGAGGAAACCTTACCACATAGGAGGAGAGAATTCTGGTCATTGCCATGTGCATTGGGCGGAGATCTTTCTCAAGGCGATGATTTCTGTGCTTTTACTTTTCTATTTCCATTGTCCGATGGTACATTTGGAATTAAAACCCGTTGCTATATTTCATCATTAACACTAATGAAACTACCAGGTGCTATGAGATTTAAGTATGATAAATTCATAGAAGAAGGTTCCTTAATGGTACTTGATTGTGCTGTTTTGGATATGATGGATGTTTATGACGATCTGGACAAGTACATAGAAGATTCTCAGTTTGATGTGCGTTGCTTCGGCTTTGATCCTTATAATGCTAAAGAATTTGTAACCCGTTGGAAGCAAGAAAACGGAGATTATGGCGTGGATAAGGTTATTCAGGGTGTAAAAACAGAGTCAGTTCCTCTTGGCGAATTGAAGACTCTCTCTGAAGAAAGAATGTTGATATTTGATCAAGAACTTATGGAATTTGCTATGGGAAATGCAATTACTCTAGAAGATACAAATGGTAATCGCAAACTTCTTAAGAAAAGACACGATTTAAAAATAGATAGTGTCTCAGCATTAATGGATGCTTGGGTGCTATATAAACTAAATAAAGATGCGTTTGAATAAAAGGAGGATAATAAAATGAATGGTTTAACAGTCAAAGAAAAGAAAGTTTTAAACAATTTATCCGAAGTTCTTGATCAAGGGGTAAGTCTAGGAAATAGAATTCAGGAAATTATTGGTGCTATATCCGCTATATCTTCAGTTGGCACACCTAAAAATGCTGTTTCGGCTAAAGAAACACTTTCTATTACTGGGGTAGTTATTGATGGAGAAACAGTTATAATCTTTAATCCAGTAAATAGTGAACCCGATATTTATGAATTCTTGGCCGATGTTGCGCAAACAAAGACAAATCCTACAAATATTGCAGTTAATATTTCTGAAGATGCTACAGCAGCATCTTGTGTTTTAACTATCGATACCCAGCCAACTAGTGGAGACACAATGACAATTGGCGAAAAGGTATACACCTTTGTACCAGTGGGGACAGACACCGCTGACGGTGAAATATCAATAGGCGTAGACTTAGCAGGAGCTCAGGCGGCTATTATTGCTGCTATAAACGGTACGGATGCTTTTAACGATCCTAATCCATTAGTAAGCGCTGCTGCTTTCGCAGCAAATGCAACTAGAATTTCTGCTTTGGTAGGCGGTGCAGCAGGCAATCTTGTTGCGACGACAGAGACTTTTACAGCAGCAACTAATGTATTTGCTGATGTCACCTTATTATTAGGTGCTGATTGTTCGGCTGCAGACGCTATAATTAAACTTGTTGCTGCTATTTTAGTCAATGATGCTCAGGGAGTTACAGGCGCACCTGGCGAGGCAGGAACAATAATACTAGGGGCTGATGTTGCTGGTGCTGGTGCTGCTGGTAATGATATCATAATAGATATAAATATGGCAAATGGTTCAATGCCTCCAGAGGTAAGCACTCTAAGTGGCGGTGTAGATGCTACAGTAACTGACGGCATAGCAATTATGGTCGATGACGATTATCTATATACCTGTCCGATCGCTAATCCGATAACAGGTATGAATTGGCGCCGCATCGCTCTGGGCGACTCCTTTTAGTGTTCATAATTAACAAATAGAATAAAAGGAGGGATTACCATGGAGGGAGATAAACCATCTCTTGAATCGCTAATGCATGTTGGAGTTCTTGGAATGAAATGGGGGCAACATAAACAAAAAGAAGCCTCGTATCGTCAAAAACTTTCCAATATTCAAAAGAATAAAAATTTAAATATATCGGATGCGAAGAGATTTAAAGATAGAAATCACAGCGCTGCAGTGAGGGCAACCAAAATGGCATCGGGTATAATTGCACAAAAGGTAATAACGGATGTTCTTTTAGGCAGAGGCGGTAAATATCTGATAAAGGATCCAAAGTATATTGCTAAAATGGCAACTGATGTGGCAGTTAGAGTGGCGGCCAATATGGCGGTACAAGATGCCTTGGCTAAATCGGCGTCTAAACGATATGATGATAATGGTAAAAAACTCCGTCCTTCCGGTGTAATCACAAAAGAAGATTTGATCGAGGGCGGTATAAAAACAGCGATGATAGTTGCTCCAATAGCCGCTAGACTTGGTAAGATGAAAATGTCACAGATTTCCAAAAAACATAAGCAAAATGAGGAACGTTTTAAAAGTTGGGGAGGGAATATTCTGCCTGAAAAAGTCAATAATGTTATTTGGAATTCTGATGATCATAAAATGGGGATAATAGACGGGTACAAAAAGCAAAGGAGGGGCATTTGACGTGAAAATGATTAGTGAAAATGAACTAGCCCATGTTGGAGTTCTTGGAATGAAATGGGGAAAAAGAAAAGGTAAATCTTCTTGGTTAAAAGAAGCTGGAAAAGTAACCAAAAATAATCTACTCCACCCAATCATAACAGACAAAGCCGATAGAGAATCAAAAAAAGCCGGCAGTTTTAAAGACAATGTTAGAAGAACGCTGGCGTATCAAAGCACCAAAGATCTTAAGGATATTAATTCTCGTGTTGACAAAATACTCGCTGATAAAAAGAAAATGAAAGATGTTAATCAGAAGTCGATCAACAAAGGATCTTCTTGGTTAAAAGAAGCTGGAAAAGTAACTATGAATAACTTAGTTCATCCAATTCTAACAGACAAAGCGGATAGAGAATCGAAAAAAGCTGGTAGTTTTAAAGATAACGTAAGAAGAACACTGGTATATCAAAATACCAAAGACCTTAAAGATATTAATTCTCGCGTTAACAAAATGATTGCCGATAAGAAGAAATAAAGTATAAGGAGGAAATCCATTGCCAGAGTCATTAAGCACGAAACTTAAACATGCCTGGAATGCGTTCCGGAATCGAGCCCCAACAGAAGCATCCAATGGCTACCGAGACCTAGGATACGGATCTTATTATCGACAAGATAGGACTAGAATGCATGTAACAAGTGAGCGGTCCATCATTATCTCGGTATATAATAGGGTTGCCCTTGATGTGTCTGCCGTAAACATTCAACATGTCAGTCTTGATCAAAATGGAAGATTCAATGAGGTCATAAAATCTGGTTTAAACAGTATACTAACTCTTGAAGCCAATATCGATCAAACATCTCGTGCGTTCATACAAGATATTGTTATGTCAATGTTCGATGAGGGGGCCGTCGCAGTTGTTCCAGTAGACATAGATGAAGACCCTACACATTCATCAATTTTTGACATTGAAACCATGCGAACAGCAAAGATAATTCAGTGGTATCCTCGCCATGTTCGTATTCGCATATACAACGATGTAACAGGTACGCAGGAGGAGATGACAGTTTTAAAGAGTGCCATTGCTATTATTGAGAACCCATTATACGCTGTTATGAATGAACCTAATAGTACCTTGAAACGTTTACTTAAGAAGTTGTCAATTTTAGACGCCATCGATGAACAGAGTGGATCTGGAAAACTGGACTTGATAATTCAACTTCCGTATATTATTAAATCGGAAGCAAGAAGAGCCCAAGCAGACCAACGTCGCAAAGACATCGAGGTACAACTTTCTGGATCCAAATACGGCATTGCGTATACAGACGGAACAGAACGTGTTACTCAATTAAATCGTCCAGCTGAAAATAACCTTATGTCACAGATTCAGTATCTAACGAGTATGCTTTATAGCCAGTTAGGTCTAACTGAAGCGGTGTTCAATGGCACAGCAGATGAGGCAACTATGTTGAACTATTATAACAGGACGATAGTTCCAATCATAATGGCCATCATTGACGAGTTTAAACGCAAATTCCTGAGCAGAGCAGCAAGAGCAGAAAATGAGTCAATCACGTATTTCAAAGATGTATTTAGTCTTGTACCTACGAAAGACTTAGCTGAAATTGCAGATAAGTTTACTAGGAATGAGGTATTGTCATCTAACGAAGTACGAGCCATGATTGGCTACAAACCATCTGCCGATCCAAAAGCAGACGAGTTACGCAACAAAAATCTAAATGCATCAAAAGATGCACCAAATTCGGAAGGAGTGCAATAAACATGGATAAAACCAAATATGACTTTAGTGGATATGCCACTAAAAACGGTCTCAAATGCACTGATGGGCGAACCATTATACAAGATGCATTTAAGCATCAAGATGGACAGACTGTACCATTGGTATGGGCACATCAACATAATGAACCATCAAATGTTCTAGGCCACGCTTACTTAGAAAATCGTAAGGATGGTGTGTATTGTTATGGTAAGTTTAATGATACAGACTCAGGCCAAAATGCTAAGAAACTTGTAGATGCCGGCGACATAAATGCGTTGTCTATATTTGCCAATCAATTGAAGGAAAGAGCGAAACAGGTTATACACGGAGCAATCCGTGAGGTAAGCTTAGTTCTTTCTGGGGCCAATCCTGGCGCCCTAATTGAAAATTGTAGTTTCTCTCATAGCGCTGGAGAATGGGTAGACAGCGATGATGAAGCTATGATCTTCACGGGCCTTGAGTTCTCACATGGTGATGATTCTGATGAAGGGTTAGAACATGGCGACGATGCAACAGTTGCCGACATATTCAATACTTTAACTGACGATCAAAAATCCGTTGTCTATGCCATGATAGCTCATGCTGCTGGTGGTGACGATGAAGGATTAGAACACGGGGATGGCGGTAATGATGAAGATTTAACTGTAAAAGATATCTTTGATACCTTTACAGAAGATCAGAAAAAGGTAGTGTATTACATGATAGGCGCAGCTTTGGAAGAAGCTGGATCAGGATCTATGCAACAATCAAATCTAAATGACGAAGGAGATACAACTATGAAAAAAAATCTTTTTGATGGCGCAACAAACACAGCTTCGGAGAACACTTTATCGCATGATCAAATGGCAGAAATCATTGGCGATGCTAAAAAATATGGTTCTCTTAGAGACAGTTTCATCGCTCATGCTACAGATTACGGTTTCGATCCAATCGATATCTTATTCCCAGATGCAAAAAACGTTCAACCAGGTGGACCACAGCTTATTCAACGTGACGTTACTTGGGTTGACGGCGTTCTTGCCGAAACAACTCATACTCCATTTGCTAGAATTCGCACAAATGTTGCAGATATGACAGTTGAGGAAGCTAGGGCCAAAGGTTATGTAACAGGCGCACTTAAGAAGGAAGAAGTTATTCCTCTTATGAAACGTACTACTACACCAACAACGGTTTACAAGAAAGAAAAGCTTGACCGTGACGACATGGTTGATATTACAGACTTTGATGTTGTTATCTGGTTAAAGGGTAACATGAGAGGTCTTCTTAATGAGGAACTTGCTCGTGCTATTCTTATCGGCGATGGTCGCGACATCTCGTCTCCTGACAAAATAAACGAGCAAAATATTCGTCCTATCGCTATGGACAATGATGCTGTATTTGTTCATCGCTCAACTGTTGCTGCTGATTTACCAGTTGACGAGATCATCGACGAATTCATCCGTCAAAGGAAACACTACAAGGGTTCTGGCGTTCCTACTTTGTATACATCAACAGATCTTCTTACAGAAATGCTTCTTATCAAGGATGGCATGAAACGCAGAATCTACAGTAATGTTTCAGAGCTTGCTTCTGTATTACGCGTTAGTAAGATTGTTGAAGTTGAGGCTATGAACGAAGCAATTCGTATGGTTGGCGATGATGAGCACACAATACTTGGTATCGTTGTTAATCTTAAGGATTACACAGTTGGTGCCGATAAAGGTGGTCAAGTTGCAATGTTCGATGATTTCGACATTGATTACAATCAATACAAGTACTTAATTGAAACTCGTGTTTCTGGTGCTTTGACCAAACCAAAATCTGCACTTATCATTGAAAGACTTCCAGCGGTTGTTCCAGTAGGTTAAACGGATCTTCAAAATGGAAGTGAGGTAACGAAATGGCAAAGTTTTTTGGATTAATTGGTTATGTCGAAACAGTTGAGACTACTCCTGGGGTACATAAAGAAGTTGCCACTGAACATAATTATTCTGGAGACGTTATAAAGAACAATAGACGTTTAGAGCCAGGAGAGAATCTCAATAGTAATATAACGATAAATAATTCAATTAGCATTATTGCTGATCCGTTTGCGTATCAAAACTTTCATACTATTAGGTATGTTAAATGGATGGGGGCTTCATGGAAGGTTATTAACATCGACGTCCAGAGGCCCCGCCTCATCTTAACATTAGGAGGTGTATACAATGCGCAGTAGACTTGAACTTCATGATCTGTTTATCGACATACTCGGTACAAGGAATGAAGAGGTAAGTCGTGTGTACTTTCAACCTCCTGCATCGTTAATGATGAACTATCCATGTATTGTATATGGACGTAGTTCGGGAGATACAAAATATGCTAATGATATTAAATATCATCGCATGAAACAGTATCAAGTAACAGTTATTGATGCTGATCCGGATAGTGTTATACCGGATAAGATTGAGAATTTTCCTTTATGTAAGTTTAGTACTCATTTTACAAAGGATAATCTTAATCATGATGTATATATGCTTTATTATTAAAAGGAGGAAATAAATATGCCTAAACTTATTTGGGATGAAACAGGAAAAAGATTTTATGAAACTGGCACACGTCAAGGTGTTCTGTATCCTCAGGACGCCAATGGTGCTTATCCTCTTGGTGTTGCATGGAACGGTTTGCAAGCAGTAACAGAGAGTCCTTCTGGTGCAGAAGCTAACCCAATTTATGCCGATGACATCAAGTATCTTAACCTAGTTTCTATTGAGGAATTAGGAGCAACACTTGACGCTTACACATACCCTGACGAATTTGCGGTGTGTGATGGTTCTGCTGAACTTGCTACAGGTGTTGTTATTGGTCAACAAAAGAGACACGCCTTTGGCTTATGCTACAGAACTGTTCTTGGTAACGACCTTGAGGAAGGTGATTATGGTTATAAACTACACCTTATCTATGGCGCGATGGCTGCTCCATCTGAGAAAGGTTATAGTTCGATTAACGATAGCCCAGACGCTATTACATTTAGCTGGGAAATCACAACAACTCCAGTATCAGTTCCAGGCTTCAAACCAACTGCTTCTCTAACAATCGACTCGACAAAAGTTGATGCAGTTAAACTTGCAGATCTTGAAGGTATTCTTTATGGTACAGAAACCGCGCCAGCAAGATTACCTCTTCCTGCAGAAATTGCGGACTTATTCGCTGAAGGTTGATAAACAAAACATTGGGGCTCTCAACTGAGGGCTCCTCTATGTTTTAAAAAATACTCTTGAAAGGAGAAAACACTATGCTAAAAAAGACGATTACATATACCGACTATGATGGGAACGCACGAACGGAGGATTTCTATTTCAATCTTAGCAAAGCCGAGATTACAGAGATGGAACTATCAGTTAATGGCGGTCTTGTTAAAATGATCGGTAAAATTGTAGAGTCTCAAGATAGCAAGCGCATTGTCGATATCTTTAAAGACTTAATACTTAAATCATATGGCGAGAAATCACCAGATGGTAGAGAGTTTGTTAAGAATAAAGAGATTTGCAATTCATTTGCCCAGACAGAGGCTTACAGTGAACTATTCATGGAGTTGGCTACAAACGCAGAGGCTGCTGCAGCTTTTGTAAATGGTATCACTCCAAAGATAGAAAAAAAGAACCTAAATAATATATAATAAAATAAAAGGGAATTCAAAACGACTTCCCTTTTGAAAAGGAGATCAACATGCTAAAGATCACGATACCTGCTATCGAGCAATATGACGATATAAACAATAAGTTTATAACCTCTAATAAGCAAATATTGCAAATCGAGCACTCGCTGGTCTCCCTTTCAAAATGGGAGTCGAAGTGGGGAAAGCCTTTCTTATCGAAAGACGAGAAGTCATTCGAAGAGGCAATAGATTATATACGTTGTATGACCATAACCCAAAATGTTAGCGACGAATGTTACTCGGCTATTGATTCGGAAATAATAAAACAGGTAAGGGATTACATAGATGCTCCAATGACTGCGACCGTGATTTCTAAGAACGAAAAGAAGTCATTCAGCAGCAAAATAATAACTGCTGAGATTATCTATTATTGGATGGTAGCAGCCACAATACCATTCGAGTGTCAGAAATGGCATTTAAATCGACTATTAACACTTATTGATGTGTGTAATATAGAGAATGCGCCTAAGAAAAAGATGAGCAGGAAAGAACTATTGGCTCGTAACAAAGCAACAAACGATGCTAGAAGAGCAAAACTAAATACTAAGGGGTGATAAAATGAGCAACAGTCCTTTAATTTGTTATAAGCATATAAGCTCACATAAGAGCAGTCCAAGAAATCATAAAATCGATACCATATCTATACATTGTATGGCAGGCAATGTTTCTATTGAAAGTTGTGGTAGAATATTCCAGTCAAGCGAAGCTAGTAGCAATTATGGAATAGGATCTGATGGACGTATTGCTTTATACGTCGATGAGAGAGATCGTTCGTGGTGTACATCTTCGTCATCAAACGATAATCGTGCAGTAACAATCGAAGTGGCGAATAATAGTGGCGGACCAAATTGGTCAGTGTCTAAAAAAGCATATGAAGCATTGATATCACTTCTTACCGACATTTGTCAAAGGAATGGTATTAAAGAATTGTTATGGAAAGGCAATAAAAGCCTAATTGGGCAAGTTAGTAAACAGAACATGACAGTTCATCGTTGGTTTGCGCAAAAAGAATGCCCTGGAGACTATTTATATAGACTTCACTATGACATAGCAAACAGAGTCAATGCTAATCTTGCACCTAAAATAGAGGAGGAAGAAGATATGGATGGAGAAACTATTTTCAACAGATTAACAGAGTATTTAACAAGTTTACCAACGTCGAACTTTGCGTTAGAATCTAGTCAAAAAGGTGTTGCTAGTGGTATATTTTCTGACGGTAATACGGACGGTCTTGTCGATGACCCAAAGGGTCTATTAACAAGAGAGCAACTTGCTGTTATATTAAACAGATTGAAACTTCTTGGGTGATAAGAGATAGAGAGATAAGGAGGAAATAATATGCCAAAACTTGTTTGGGGAGAATCAGGTAAGAAATTATATGAGACCGGCATACGTCAGGGAGTTCTATATCCTCAGGATATTAGTGGCGATTACCCTATAGGCGTTGCGTGGAATGGTTTAACAGCGATAACCGAAAGTCCTTCCGGTGCAGAAGCAAGTCCCTTGTATGCAAACGATATTAAATATCTAAACTTATTATCTGTCGAGGAACTTGGTTTGACGATTGAGGCATATTCCTACCCAGAAGAATTTGGGGTTTGCGATGGAACAAGATTAATGACCCCAGGTGTAACAATAAAACAACAGAAAAGAAAACCATTCGGGCTGTGTTATAGAACATCCATCGGCAATGATGTTAATGGCGGAGAGCATGGGTATAAGTTGCATCTTATCTACGGAGCAATAGTTGCCCCATCAGAAACAGGTTATAGTTCTGTTAATGATTCGCCTGATGCATTAACATATTCCTGGGAGGCATCAACAACTCCCGTATTAGCCACAGGGTTCAAACCTACAGCGTCTATAACTATCGATTCTACTAAAATAAATCCAGTGAAATTAGCATATCTTGAGGATATTTTATATGGGACAGACGTAACCCCAGCAAGATTACCACTCCCTAATGAAGTTACTAGTATGCTGTCTTTTGTTGCTACGTATTCAATAGAAGATCTTATAGTTGGCATTTCATGTGAATTTAGAATACAGCTACTACAACCATTAATATCCTTATCAAGATATTCGATACTATTAGACAATGAAGATCTTACGGGTAAATTACCAGTAGCTACAGAGTATAGGACATTACCTATAACGTTTGAGTCTGATAGATTATCGATTGCGTTTTACGATGAACGTACGTACGAAAATGAAGGAGTCGTTCCTACAGTTGTGACTAAACTTAAATTTAGGGCTCTAACTGAGACTGGAAGCATAGGAACATTACAAATACAAAATTAATAAAGGAGGCATATTATGTCTACTGCAAACACAAGTAAAAATAGAAAAAGGGTAATAGCAGCTCTAAGTACAATTGCTATAGCTGGATCAATCGGAATAGGTGGAATGTTCTTGAATGATGTTCCACAGGATAAATTAGAGTTAGGGCCTGTAGCGCCAATAGAGACTGTACAAACATCGGTCCCCAAACCAACACCAACCCCGGTGGTAAAACCAAGTCCATCTCCAAAAGCAAGTTTCGTTCCTAGTAAGATCCCTTTACCAACAAAGCAACCTAAGGCAATTGAGGTTATAGAAGTTCAAACCCCTGAAGTACTTGAGGTTGTAGAGATCCCGCCCGCTAAAGTGGACACACTGGTCCAATATGATATATCTGGTAAAGAGACATCAATAGCTAAGTACGAAATAAAGAAAATCGATGGTTATAGATCTCAATTTAGCATAGATGTCCCTGAGGCATTAAGCGCTGACATGTTTGAACTTTACTTAAATCAACAATACATAGATAAACAATTATTACCGTCTGGTAAGATAATAAGTCCGCCTTTAATATTTACTGACATGGATGCGTTAGAAGTACATATAATCAAGTTAGAACAGGTTATAGGAATAGGCAGATTTGATAATGGCACATTAACGATTTATCTTAAGGATGGTGTGACGCATGAATAAGACAGTTCAAAGGAATATAAGTTCCATTCTTGTTGTCAATCTATTAGCCATACTTCTATGTATAAATACTTTCGCTCTTGGCAGCTTAACCATGAACGTTAATTTGTATGAGGGTGGTAGAATCGACGTAAATGGAGTCATCTCTACAGGCTCAGATAAACAATTAACATTCCTGGTTATAGAGGATGGACTTCCCGTCACAGGTGAAAATATTATTTATATAGATCAACAGGCAAGCACCACAAATGGCACATATTTATTTAGATTCACCGTTCCAGTAGCAAAAAGAGGACATACCTTAGAGTTTAAAATAGGTAGTACAGAAGCACCAACCATATCAAAGCAGCTAGTTATTCCAGATTTTCCCATTAATATAGGCTCGGTAGAAAACAATAGCGTAAGAGTAGGAATAGACGTATATCAAATGCAAAGCACGTATTATGTAGTGAATAATGTAATAGACTCATTAAAGCAAGGCGGCAACACGATATATTATAAAATTGGCGATAATTGGTACGACCTACTGAATACTAATGCACGATCATCAGCATGGTTAGTCCCTACGAACGCCGTTAATACAACTATAGTCACCGAATGGTTATTAGATATGTGGTACCCTCGTGGAGGATTCGCTACCATGAAGTTTGATCCATTGCCGCTCTCCGAAATAACACCACAATAATTGAATAGGAGGGTTGATTATGATTGCTATCAGCCATAGAGGAAGTTTTAAAAATACTGAAAAACTTCTTAAACAAGCAGTTAAAGTTGATTACTTACGAATTTTGAATATGTATGGTCAACAAGGTGTTTCTGCCCTTGCCTCTGCTACCCCGTCGGATTCTGGATTAACTTCCTCATCGTGGGGATATGAGATTAAGACTTTTAGAAATTCATTTGTGATTAATTGGACTAATTCACACATTGTGGACGGGGTGCCAATAGCAATCATTCTACAATATGGACACGGTACTAGAAATGGTGGATATGTCCAAGGACGTGATTACATAAACCCTACGATGAAACCCATAATCGATAAAATGGCTGACGAGGCATGGAGGGAGGTAACTAGAGCATGAGTGGTGTTGATAAACGCGTTGTCGATATGCAATTTAACAACAAACAGTTTGAGGCTAATGTTCAAACAAGCATAAAGTCCCTTGACAATCTCAAGAAGGGTCTTAATTTGGATGCATCGGCAAAAAGTTTAAATAATCTTAATGCTGCTGGAAGGGCATTCTCTCTTGATGGAATAGCATCAGGAGTTGACGCTATAAGAAGGAAATTTGATGTTCTTGGTATTGTTGGAATTGCAACAATTCAGAATATAACCAACACCGCCGTTAACGCTGGAAAAACCATGCTTGCGGCCCTTACGGTAGACCCATTAAGAAAAGGACTTGAAGAATACGAAACACAAATAAATGCTGTACAAACAATATTGGCGAACACCGCAAGTAAGGGTACGACGTTAACTCAAGTAAACGCTGCCTTAGACGAATTGAATACCTATGCTGACAAAACCATTTATAACTTTACCGAAATGACCCGTAACATAGGAACCTTTACTGCTGCTGGTGTTGATTTAAAAACATCAACTCAAGCCATAAAAGGTATAGCTAATTTAGCCGCGGTGTCGGGCTCAAACGCAATGCAAGCGAGTACAGCGATGTATCAACTTTCACAAGCATTATCTGCTGGTACGGTTAAACTTATGGATTGGAATTCTGTCGTTAATGCTGGAATGGGCGGTCAAGTATTCCAAGACTCCTTAAAAGAGACAGCTCGCAAACATAAAGTTAATATTGATCAGATGATTAAAGACCAAGGTTCGTTCAGGCTAACACTTGAATCTGGATGGTTAACTTCTAACATTCTAACAGAAACATTGGCTAAATTCACTGGCGAATTAAGCGAGAGTCAACTTAAATCTATGGGGTACACAAAGAAACAAATCGATGAGATAATTAAGCTTGGTCAGATGGCAAACGATGCAGCCACTAAAGTCAAAACTTTAACCCAACTCTTTGATACTTTGAGAGAGGCACTTCAATCTGGATGG